CGCCAACCACGAGACCACTTTTGGCATGCTCAACAACATGGGGTTTGCGAGGTGAGGTGAGGCTATGCCAGATCAGGCTTTTCCGAGATTGTTATATAGAGGCTTCGCTGCCCGGCGGCGCATTGACTTCAACGAGACCCTGCTGAGCGCATCCTTCCCCGGCGGCTACCGCGAAGACATCGTTGTCGGTTCAGTCAACGGCCTGCGCTCCTGGCAGATAGGCTACAACCGCCTCTACACGGACCTCTACGTCACGGTGCCGGGCGGGCACCGTGTGTCCCGCCTCGATTACATCTGGCAGCTATATGTCGAAAGCAAGCGAGAGGGTAATCGCCCCATCGTCTTCACTGACCCGCACGAGCGCAAGGACTACCTCTGCTACTTCCCGCAGAACGTTTTGGACATCAATAGGGTCAACCACGAGCTATCGAACACGAGTCTGGAGATCGAGCAGGTGTTCGTGCGCGGCGTCAACACTTTGGAGGACGGCTCTCTCGGTGAGACCGAAGGCAACCCGGACGAACTATAGATGCCCGACACAGATGCCGAAATCTTAGCCAAAGTGCTCGCGCTCGAATCCTTGCGCGCGACGGGAGAACGCATCCTCTTCACCGAAGTGGTGCGGTTCAACTGGCCTGCGCCTGAGGGCGCCCGTGACTACTGCTTCACGAACATTGACCTGATTGCCGGCTTTCAAACGATCGTGCTCGTCCCGTTGTCACCAGTGGCCAAGATTATCACCTCGAACGGGCAGCGATTCCTGAAGCTGCCGCGGACGGCATCTATCTCCGATGACAAGGTGGACGTGCAACTCTCCGATCTCGACGGTGAGATTTCGCGCCTTTGTCACACGTACGGGCAGGGCATCAAAGTTCAGGTCTTCTCCTACTATCCGCAGGTTCACCTGACACTCGAGGACTGGACAGGGACGCTCGGCGCGCCGAAGAACGCGAACGGCGTCACTCTCAAGCTCACGGTGACGAGCGGCTTCCGCTCGCCCAACCTGCTTCTGCCGAACCGCATCCCGGCAACGAGCTGCACCTTTATATGGGCAGGGCATCTCGCATCGCAGGAGGAGATAGACCAGCATCAGGGCTGCCCGCGCAACGTCCACGTGGGTGGCAGCATCGGCACTCTCATCAATCCCGCGACGGGAGAGCCGTGGACCAACTGTGCCCGTGATTCGGTGGCGACCTGTTTGGCTCATTTAGAGACCACTCGTTACTGGCCCGCCTTCAACACGGTCGTCGAAGGCGTGATGAACAACCAGACGAAGGGTCCGAACCTCTTGGCCGTCGCGCGCGGCAACGAGGGCAATTTGCATGACCCCATCCGTGTCGTGATGGGCAGGCGCCGCTTGAAGGCGCTCCGCCTGCTCGCATATCGCGCGGAGAACAACACGAACCATCCGGACAAAGGCTTCGTCGCCGCGCAGTTTGAGGTGGCAGAGGGCCCGGTCTGGTCGCTCTCCGATTTTCGCATCAATAACGTCTTCGTCGGCTATCAGCACTTGAACGTGCGGGACGGCGCCTTAGCGCAGCCTCCGACGTCCTTCAGCCCGAACATCAACAGCTACTCGGGAACGTCGGTGGCGTTCGGGCGCATTCAGGGCGATTACCGCAACGTCTCGGCGTCCGGATTGTCCGGCTCCATCCTCTGCGAAGGCCTGCGCGATGTGCGGCAGTATTCCGATCCGGAGAGCTACGTCGAGAGCTATTGCCAGCAGCCGGTCTGGAACGTCTTGAGGATGCTCACGGACAAGCGGTGGGGATACGGTGAGGACATCGCGCGCTACAACATCCCGAGCGCGATCGAGACCGCGGCATGGCACGCCGAGCAGGTCTCTTTCCACGATCCGAACGGCAACGTCTTCGCCGGCACCCGCTCGACTTCAAATATCGAACTGACGGCGCGCGCCACGCAGCAGCAAATCTATGACGCCTGCGTCGCCGCGCGCATGGCCGTGCCCTTCTCTTTCGCCGGGCAGAAACACTTCTACCCCCTGAAGCAGGAGACAATCGACGACCAAATCCCTGTCTTCACAACGAGGGGGGCGGACGTAAACATTTGCATTGGCGACGGGCGGCGTCCCGACATCTCCTGGGGCTACACGGGGGACGACGAGATCATCAACCAGATCAACATCTCCCTCGACGATGACGCGAACTTCGGCGAAAACGTGACCGTGCCTTTCGGCGATCAACTACAGCAGTTGGCGGCCGGGAAGGCCTGGGGCGATCGCACGAAGCGCGTCGTCTCCAAAAATTACCCGGCCTTTGGCATCACTAACATCTCTGAGGCCGCGCGCCTCGCCAACCTGTTGCTGTACCTCGGCCCGCTCGACTCCGGGGGGATCCTCAACAACCTGAGGGTGACCTTCACGACGTGGCTCTCGCAGGCATTGCGCATCAGGCCTTATCAGCTAATTCGATTGATCGTGCCGGAGCTGGAAATCTACGGCTTCGACTATTTCAGAGTCATGAAGATCACGCGCGGGAGTGACTTGCGCGTGGAACTCGAGGTGCAGGCCTACCCGGTTGATTTCTACGCCCAAATGGAAGCCGACCCGCCGCCGCTCGTCACTTCAGAGCTTCTATTTAACCCGGGGGGACACGCGGGCTCGCGTCCCTATCCCGTCGGCTTCGATGTGGTGACGATGGGCAAAGACACCATCAACTTCACGCTGACACTTTAATTATGGCTGATTACGAATCATTTCAGGTCTTCGTGAAGGCGGCGGACGGCTCACGGACAACCATCCCGGACGCTGTTGTCAAGGTCTACAACGTGACGGGGGCGGCGGCGCTCGCCGACATCGTGGCGGACGCGGAGGGCGTGGTGGAAGCCGGAACACTGGCACCGGCGGCGGGCACTCTAATCCGTTTTAAGTGGGAACACGCGACCGATCTGAGATGCGGCTACGCAGAGCAGACTTTGACTTAGGAGGCGAGGGATGAACGAGCAGATTGATCAGCTTATTAAGCAAAACGGCGAGAGATGGGCCGCCGGGCACAACCGAACCGTCATACCGGTCACGATCAGCCTGAATTTACATTTCACCGGCGGGCGAGTTTTCGACCTGACACTGCCGCCTAACGAGTCCCACCCCAACTGGCGCATCAACGAGCGCGAGATGACAAGTGAGGAGTCGGCCGAGTTGATCGAGAAGTACAGAGAGAGAAACGTTGAGCGTATCGGCGCGCTGATACCTATTTACGACGGCAAGTATTTCAGGGTTCGTGCGCACATCAGGAACGGGCGGGCGAATGGATGGGCGAACAGCGTCGAGAATATAGAGCTGGCGATAGTTAGAGTCTGGCCGTTAGGAGAGCAGCCACCGAACCTGCTGGCGGCGTCACGCGGTAACGAGAGGAATTTCCCTGAGTCAGTGCGAAACATGGGGTAGTTAAATCAATGGACATTATCGCAGAACCGTCACGGGGATTGAACATTGTTGCGGAGTCTAAAGCGCTCGCGCCGTACTTCCCCGCAGCCACCGTTGACGCCGCTTTCGTCGAGGTCTTCTGGCAGGAGGTTGATGAGGAGACGGATGCGCTCATAGGCGTGCCCAACACTCTCGGAAGGATGCCGCGCGGCGCGGCCGGATCGTTTCAATATACGCCCGTTGCAAACAAAAAAGTCAGACTCTTCGCGCTTCCCTACAACGCCTTCGGCGTCCCCGCTGTTGACGAACTGGAGGACGCTACGACCCACGACATTGATTTCTCCACGGAGGCCACCGCACCCGGGCTCGACTCGGTGGATGCGCACGTGCCGCTCGTGACCGTCGCCCCTACTGTGACGAAGGCTGAGAACACGGACGACTGGGTCATCTTCTACCCGAAGCCGGACGACTACGGCTACTCGCTCGTCGCCTCGGAGGTGCAGGTGCGGCGCGACTCCGACGACGTTGTCATCTCCACGCCCCCGAACGGCGTCTCCAACAGAATTCAACTGGCGCAAGCCGCCTTCGACTGCAAGGTGCGCTACCGCTGGCAGAACAACTCAATGGAGGACGCGGGCGACGGCCGCGGCTGGTCTGACTGGTCGCCCGACACGGCCGCCCCCGGCCTCGGCAGCGCGACCGCCATTGCGCCGGAGACCACCGTCACGGCCTTCGTATCCGACCCGCACGACGTTCACAACCCGTCCACCCGAAAGACGGCCTACGCAGAGGAAATATCATGAAGCATCTCGCCGCCATCATCATCCTGACATGCCTCTTCGCCTCGACCGCGCCGGCGCAGGGGACGACCGCCTACCCGCCCGCGCTCGACACCGGGGCGACGCTCCCACAGGCCGTCGATCAGAAGTTCACTTTCCTGACCGCCGCGGCCACCTCCGGCGCGACCACGCTCACCGTCAACTCGACGGCGGGGCTGCCGACGACGACCGTCCTGCAAATAGACAATGAGCTGATGGCGGCCACCGTGGCGACGGGGACGACCTTCACGGTCACGCGCGGCTTCTCCGGCACGCCGGCCGCCGCGCACTCGATCAATGCGACGGTGCGCTTCCCGCTCGCCTCCGCGCACATCAACGGCGCGCGCGGCGCGGTGCTGGAGCTGGAGGCTAAGGTTGGCATCGGCGCCTCCAACGCGTCCGGGGCGTCCACAGGGCACGTCATGACGAAGCAGGGGGACGGCACGACGGCGTGGGCAGCGCCGGCGGCAGGCACGAGCGGCACGGTGACGAGCGTCGGTCTCGCACTCCCGGCGGAGTTCTCCATCTCCGGCTCGCCGGTGACGACTTCAGGCACGCTCACGGCCACGTGGGCGTCGCAGGCGGCGAACAAAGTCCTCGCCGCGCCGAGCGGCGGCGGCGGCGTCCTCTCCCCGCGCCTGCTCGTCGAGGCCGACATCCCGACGCTTAACGCGACGAAGATCGGCACGGGCATCGTTACTAACACAGAGTTCAATTACCTCGACGGCGTCACGTCCGGGCTACAGGCGCAGCTCGACGCTAAGGCCTCCTCCGCATCGCTCTCCGCGCACGTGGCCGACACGGCCAACCCGCACGCCGTCACGAAGACGCAGGTCGGCCTGAGTGCCGTGACGAACGACGCGCAGTTGAAGATCGCCTCGAACCTCTCGGACGTCGCGAGCACAGCCACGTCGCGCACGAACCTCGGCCTCGGGACGGCGGCGACCCTGAACGTGGCCGCCTCCAGCAATGCGGCGAGCGGCGAAGTGGTCAAGGGCAACGACACGCGCCTGTCCGACTCGCGCACGCCGACTGCGCACGCGTCAACGCACGCGGCAGCGGGGGGCGACCCGGTAACCATCACCGAGTCGCAGGTGACGAATTTAACCAGCGACCTCGCCTTGAAAGCTCCACTCGCTTCACCGACCCTGACCGGCACGCCACTCGCGCCCACTGCCGCTGCCGGCACGAACACGTCGCAGATCGCGACGACCGCACACGTCTTCGCCGAGCGGTCGAACACGGCCACGCTCACGAATAAGACCCTGACCGCGCCGGTCATCTCGACAATCGTTAATACGGGGACGCTCACCCTGCCCACCAGCACGGACACGCTCGTCGCCCGGGCGACGAGCGACACGCTGACGAACAAGACGCTCACGACCCCGACCATCGGCGACTTCACGAACGCGACCCACGGGCACACCACGACGGCCACCGGCGGCACGCTGAACGCTTCAGCCATCGCGGCGGGGACGGTGGCTACCGCCCGGCTCGGCTCGGGCACGGCCAGCAGTTCCACCTACCTGCGCGGCGATCAAACCTACGCGACCCCGGTCACGTCCGTCGCCGGCACAACGAATCAAGTCACGGTCAGCGGTTCGACCGGCGCGGTCACAATCTCGCTCCCGCAAAACATTCACACCACGGCCGCGCCCACCTTCGCCGGGGCGAACTTGAACGGCGTGGTTGAAGTGACGAGCGCGACCAGCCCGCAAATGCAAGTTAAGGCCGACTCCTTGACCTCCCGCATTAGGTTTCAAGCAGGTTCGGGCAAGAACTTTTTCGAATTCTGGAAGGACAGCACGCCAACGAAGGGCGCGGCGTTCGGCATGGCGAACCCCGGCATCGCGGCATTGACCGACGACGCCATTATCTCCACTTTCGACGGCGTCTCGTGGGCGGAAAAGTTAAGGGTTAAGAGCGGGACGAACTCGATCCAACTCGGCGGCGGCGTCGAGATTCAATGGGGCACAGGCGTGCCCGCGACGAGTCCGGCGAACGGCTCGACCTTTCACCGGACGGACGGCGGAGCCGGGTCTACATTCTACGTCAGGGAGTCCGGCGCATGGGTGGCGAAGTGATTCACGCCTAATGCAAGACAACAACTCTTCAACATGAGGAAACAATGAAAACCTTTAAATCGCTCATCGCGCTCTTACTCGTCTTCACAATCGCAACTAACGCCTCGACGTGGTCGAGAGAATCACTTGAAGCCTTTACCTTAAAAGTTGCGGCGGCCTCATTCACAACGCCCGTCGCGACGAGCTTCTCGACGACCGTCGCCGCCAACCGGCAGAACGCCGTTCAGTTGCAGGGCTTCGACGCGGAGGGCACATCGCTCGTCTACGCGACCACCACCAGCCCGGCGCACGGCACGCTCTCCGGCCTCAACACTGCGACCGGCGCGGTCGTCTACACGCCCGTCACCGATTACGTCGGCGCGGACAGTTTCAACTTCACGGTCACGAGCGGCGGCCAGACGAGCACGGCCGGCACGGTCACGCTCACCGTCACGAACGCGAAGACGCGCATCATTGACACTCTCACCGACGCCGGCGGCTCCCCGCTCACGGGCAAGGTGACGTTCATCCTGACGCAGCCGACAACTTCGCCCGGCGGCCTGATCCCGAAGGGCGCGACCGTCTCGGCCGTCCTCAACGTCTCCGGGCAGTTCGATGTCTCGGTCTACCCGTCGCGCTCACTCACGCCGACCGCTTACTATCAGGTCAATCACGTGAACGCCGCCGGGACGCAGACCTTGCTCGGCATCTACGACGTTCCGCTCTCGACGGCGACTGTAAACCTCGCGCCTTACAAGGTGATGGACATGAACCTCGCCGCCCAGTACACCTTCGCCTCGCAGGCGGCCGTCCTGGCGCTCAGCGAAGCAGTCTCCGGCGCGGTCTACGCCTCGTTGTCGAGCGGCAATGTCACGACCGCGCTCGGCTACACGCCGCTCCGCCCGTCCCTCAATTTGAGCGACGTGGCGAACGCCGGCACGGCACGCACGAGTCTCGGACTGGGGAACGTGGACAACACCTCGGACGCGACGAAGAACGCCGCGACGGCCACGCTCACGAATAAGACCCTGACGGCCCCCATCGTGACGGGGGGCATGAGCGTCTCGGGCGGGCTGACGGCGAGCAACTTGAATCTGGTCGGCGCGGTCAACAAGATGCTGACGACGGGCGCGCTTCCCTATAGCCCCGACACGATCTCCGGTTTCCTCACGTTCCTCGACGCGGCCGAACTCGACCTCACGCAGGGCGACCTCGTGCAGACGTGGCCTGACTTGTCGGGCAACGCGCGCAACGGTACGCAGGCCACCTCGGGCCTGCGCCTGAGCTACTACGCGAGCGAGACGGCCGCGGGGACATTCTCCGAGAGCGACCGGCCCTTCGTCGTCGCGCTCGATACCACGAAGTATGCGACCGTCCCCGTCCCGGCCGACGAGACGAAGACGATCTATCTCCTCGCCAAAAGGCAGGCCGCCTTCCCCGGCTCTTACTTACTCTACTTCGACACGAATAATCACATCTTCTCGCTCGGCAATCGCTGGCACGCCTACCGCGTGAGCGGCTCGGAAGGCACGACGCCGAAGGGCTATATGTATGAGTGGTCAGTCTTGACCTACGTGCAGACCTCGGCGACGAGCGTCTCGTTTTACGTGGACGGCCAGCTCGCGCAGACCTTCACGCCGCAGACGAATCCGGGCGTCTTCACGTCTTTCAAGATCGGGCCGGGCGCGGGCTTCGTGCGGATGGTGGGAGTGCTCGACCACGCGCACTCCGCTGCCGACGTTGCCATTCACTACGCGGCGATCCGCGCGTCGAACGGCCTCACGTGGGAGCACGACTGGATTGACGAGACGGGCGGCTATGCGCCGACACTCAGCACGCCCGCGCTCGTCGTCAAGAAACAGGGGCTGAAGGGCAACCGCCCGCTCGTGATCCTGAATCACGCCGCCGGGTTCGACGAGCGCATGTTCTTCGACACGGCCAGCTACCGCTCGATCCTGACCGCGCTCGTCGAGCGTGGCTACATTGTTGCGATCTCTCGGCTGACGGATAACACTGCGACCGGAGAGAACAACTGGGGCAACCAAGCGGCCATTGACGCCAACGTCGAGCTTTACGATTACGTCGTCGCCAACTACAACGTTGACACGACGAAGGTGGCCATGATCGGCTTGAGCATGGGCGGCCTCGCAACCGCGCTCGCCTTTGTGGACGGGAACATCCCGGTCAAAGGGGCGGCCTGCATTGATTGCGTCTTTGACCTCGCCCACGTCTACGCGAACGGCTTCAGCACCGGCATCAACACGGCCTACAACATTCCCGGCGGCGGCAACTATGCGACACAAACCGCCGGTCATGATCCGCGCCTGCTCGGCGCGCACGCTTCGTTCAACAAGCGTTTCCGGTTCTACCGCAACACGGGCGACGTGACGGTCAACCCGACGGAGAACACCGGGGACTTCGCGGCGCAGATAGCGAGCGTAGCCACTGAAGAGGACATCGTCAGCTCGGCGGGCACTCACCTGCAAAATATTGAGGGGATGATCACCGACCTGTTGACCTTCCTTGATCGCGTATTCGTCTGATGCCATGTCGGCCGGTCAGCATTGAGGCCAGAGGCTTAGAACTTCTAAGCCTCTGGCCTCAATGCTGACCTTTGTCACTTCCCTCTCGCTCACCGGCCGGCACATGCACCAGCAGTTCACCTACCTCAGCCCTGAGCGCAACGCATAATTTATCGAGCGTCTCCACACTGAATCGCGTGACCTCGCCGCGCCATAACCTGACCGCCATCGTCGGCGCAAGTTTGGCAATGTTCTGAAGCTCATAGGAACTTCTGATGCCGCGCGCCTCCGCCACCTCCCGCACTCTCGATACCACCATCCCTTAATCATACACAAATTAACCTTTACGAAATCCTACGTTTGGTGTAGTAGTTTACCCGTACTACCCTTCATGTAGTAAATCTATTACGGAGACTCACCCTTTGAAAACTCTCACCCTGACGCTCGCCCTTCTACTCACTACTTCCCCGGCCTTTTCACAATCCAAATTCAAAGCCGCGCGCGAGACGACGCCGCCTCACATGGTGTCCGTCACCTCACTCTCGACGCCTGCGATGGTGTTCATCCCACGTCGGGCGATAGGTAAGAGCAACCATCGCTTCGGGCCGGGGCGCCCGCTCGTCATCCTGAACCACGCCGCGGGTCAGACCGAGCGGCAGTTTTACGATCTGCCGCCCTTCCGCGCGCTCCTCGATGCGCTGCTTGAGCAGGGCTACATCGTCGCCATGTCCCGCCTGACCGACAACCCGGACGGCGGCTATTACAACTGGGGCAACCGGAAAGCACTCGACGCGAACTTCGAGCTATACAGTTACATCGTGAGCCGGTACGGGGTGGACACGACGCGCGTTGCGATGCTCGGCAACTCGATGGGCGGCCTCGTGACCCTGACCTCAATTCCGGACGGGCGCATCCCGGTCAGGTGCGCCGCGCTTTACTACCCGGTGACGCACCTGCGCGGCCAGTACAACTACAATGCGCAGATGGCCACCGGCATCAACTTCGCCTACGGCATCAACCCGGACGGCTCGAACTTCGAGGCGCAGACCATCGGGCACGATCCGCAGACGCGTGACGCGCGCGACTGGGCAGGTGTCCGGCTCAGGTTCTACGGCGGAGACGGAGATCGCATCGTGCCGTGGTACATGCACGGCGGGGCATTCGCGCGGCTCGTCGCGGGCGCGGCGCTGGAGAGCGAGGTCGTCACGCTGGAGGGAGATCACAACGTGGGCGTTGAGAAGACGACGGACGATCTGACCGCATTCATCGCCAGATGCTTCGAGTGATGAGGTGGTGGGATTTGACGGCCGGGTGCGGCTTCACGCATCCGGCTCGCTACTTGAGACGAGCATCCTTGATGAGGATGTTCCCGAATTTTCCGTCACAGCGGCCTATAATCTTCACCTGCTGGCCCTTCTTCAGGGCGGCGAGCTGGGACTTATGCTCTTCGGCGAAGAAACATTGAACGCCGAATATCTCTAACTCTCGCCCGCTCCTCAAAGAGACATACATGTCATCGAGAATGTCTTTGCCGATGGTATTGATCGTGCCGGTGATTTCGAGAAACTTTCCCTTGTATAAATTGTCGGCCGCCACCTCGTTGTCTTCGTAGGCTTTCACCAGGGCGGAGGCTTCGACGACGAGCGTGGCCGGCGGGGGCGTGCTGCCCGGGGCGGATGACGAAGAAGAGGGAGAAGAGGGAGGGGCGCTACACCCGAGCACGATAACGATCCAGATGACGGCGACTAGTGAGAGGTTAGCGGTCGCTGACGATGAAGTTTTCATGACGGGCATCTTAAGAGGTGACACCGCCTAATGGCAACAGTGAGAGGCCGCCACTCAAAACCGTTTTGAGTGGCGGCCTCTCACTCTTAATACTCTTCGGGCAGCAGGATTGTCGTCGCCGACCTGTCAGCCTCGGTGATGATCCATATCTTCACGCCCTTCCCCGTCAGGTACGCGCTCAGAATCCTAAAGCCCTCGCGCACCGACAGCTCGTTCTCTTCCCTGTCCTCAGCACCGACGATGCCCCAGTCGCCCGCGGCATGGCGGCGCAGGTAGCCGCGGCCGTCGTCTCCGGCCTCCTGTAGGGCGTCCTCTGCCCCCGGCGTGATGAGCGTGCGCCCCAGTTGGAAGCGTACCTCGGCGGGGCGGGTCGCGCCGCCCGCGGCGTTATCGTTCTCGGCTCTCGCTAAATTTTCTTTCATTACACACACACTCCTCTGTCATCATTCCGCAGCGGGAGGCCGCACCCGTCGCGCGGCCTCCCCGTGGTCAATTGTTACTCGCAGTCCTCTCCGTCCTCAGCCTTGTATTTCAGGGCGGGCTGTGCGGCCACGTCGGCGAGCGTGAGATCGTCGCGCAGGTCAACGTAGCGCGGCTGGAAGAGGCAGCCGCCGGGATAGGAGTATAGGTAACGGACTTCGATGAATTGCCCCGCGGTGGGCAGTTCGCGATTCGCCGGGACGGTGCAGTTGCCGATGTTCGTCGGCTGGCCGTCAACGTAGGCGAGCATCGAGAAAGACCGCTTCGCGTTGACGCGCTCGACGACGACCGTCACGGTCGCGGTGAATTTCACCTTGCGCTGGTCGCCGCCGGAGTTCGGCCTGCCCGCCGTGTAGGGCGCGGCGTGCCGTTTGAACACGACGCCCTCGCGCCCTTCGGCCTTGATGCGCGCGAAATGCTCGGCCTTCTCCGTCTCAGTCATCCACACGTCGGCAAGACGCAGAGCCGGAGGCATCTGCCGCACCAAGCCCGTGAAGTTGCTCAATCGCGCACTGTAGGCACAGCCCGACAAGTCATACACGTTGATGCTGTGACAATCGAAGACGACGAAGGTGTCGCCCATCGCCTCGCCGTCGAGGCGGAAGTCGCCGAACTCGGACGAGAGCGCGACCGCTGCCGAGCGGATGCTCTCAGAGATGCCGCAGACAAGCCCGCGGCGGTTGATGGCGCGCACCCTTCCGCTCGTAACGTCGAGGATGATGCGCTTGCCGTCGAACTTCTCCTGCATCCACCATGCGGAGTCGCGGATGAACTCGTCGGCCTCGCGCTCGTCGGCTTCGGTCAGGAGTTGCGGGAAGACGCCCGTCTCGCGCTCTCCGTCGGACGTAGCCACGTGCGTCTGCGCGCTCGCGTCCCCTTCACCGAAATACTCCGCCGGGTGATAGCCGCCCGCGAGCTTGCTTCTCTTTTTGCTCTCGAAGGCTTTGAGCGCGATTTCGTAGGCGACGGGCTGTGTGACGGGTTTAGTCGTGAGCGTCGAGCCGCGCCGCCCGTTCGAGTAGAACAACTGCCAGCGGCCGTCAACCTCTTTGAGTTCGAGGATGTAAACGGCGTCGCGTCCCGGCGTGCGGTTGAAGAGTGTGACCGTTTGGGCGGCCGGAGTGGTATTGTTTTCGTGCATGACGATCTGATCTCCTTGTGGTCAGGTTGTTAAGAAGGCTCGGAAGAGTTACCGCTCTTCCGAGCCTTCGCTTATTAAGCGACGCGCGCCGGGAGTGCGTGGCTGTCAGAGATGGCCAGTTCGTATTCGGCGAGGGCGTGCAGGGCGGAGCGGGCTGCGCTCTCGATCTCGTCCGCCACGTCGAAACGGACGGCGGCAAGGGTCGCGGCGCGGCGGGCGACGAACTGCAACTGCTTCTCGACGAGCGCGAGGCGTGAGTCGCGCGCCGGTGCGGCAGCCTTCGCCGCTTGCTCGGCAGTAAACTCTTGCAGCACGGCGGCGGCGTGATAGCAGACTGTCCCGTACAAACCGGCGACGCACACGCAATGAATCGTCAGACAGTGGCCGACGCGCTGCGCGATGACGGTGTAGTAAGTTCCCTGCGAGCCTTCGACCCGGTATTCCCGGATGTACCCTCTACCTTGCGCACGTCCGGCCGCTCTTCGTATGCTTTCTGCTTTGCCTTAAGCAATTGCGGGGTCTCTTTCACGACAAACATTGTTCTCTCTCCTGTGACTGTGATTTTAGGTTGATGGTTGATGGTTTAAGGTTCACGCCGCGATCAGGGCGTCCGAGGTGTCGGGCTGCGCGTCGAGTTCGATCTCCGAGATGGAAGCGCGCATGTTGGCGATGGTGCGGTGCATGACTTCGACCGCCTCGTAGTCATCCGTGAGCATTTGATTGACCGTGCGGGTCATGTAGTTCAGGTCGCGTTTGAGTTCGTCGAGTTTGGTCGTCATCGTCATTTTCCCTTCCGTCTTTTCATTCCGCCGACAAGAAACATTGTAGGGGTTACAAGATAGAATGTCAAGAGAAAAAGGTAGGGGCTACAAAATAAACTTGATTTATTTTCGCGGGGCGACTATGATGCCCGGCACCCGATAGAGCCGGGGGAGAGGCTGATCGAAATGGGGGGAAAGATGCTAACGCCGAGACAGTTCGCCGCCCGGCAGGGGGTGGCTTATACGACCGTCGCCAACTGGCTCCAGCAGGGACTCATCCCGGAGGCCGTCAAGCGAGAGACGCCGTCCGGTCATTACTGGGAGGTGCCCGAGACTGCTACCGTCCCGCAGCTCAAGGTGGGCCGGCCGAGGAAACCGAAGGAGGAAGCCGCATGATCACAATCGCCATCGCGAACCAGAAGGGCGGAGTCGGTAAGACCGCCACGTCTGTCAACCTCGCGGCCTTCCTCGGCTTAAAGCACAAGACCCTGCTCGTGGACTTCGACCCGCAGGGCCACTGCGCGCAAGGATTCGCGCTCGACGCCAACCTGCTCTCGCCGACCATCTATGACGTGCTCTTCGGCCGTGCGGTCGCGCCCGACGCTATTCGTGCGCTGCGCGATCACACGTTCCTGCTCCCTGCCAACCGCGAGCTGGCCATGGGAGAAGTGGAACTCAGAAACGTCTACCGTCGTGAAGAGAAACTGGCTCTCACCCTCGAAGGGCTGGAATACGAATACGCCGTGATTGACTGCCCGCCGAATTTAGGGCTCCTGACAGTCAATGCACTGATGGCTGCCGATCACGTGATCGTGCCCGTCTCATCCTCTCTGGCGCTCAAAGAGGCGCTCGAACTGCTCGACCTGATGACGGGACTCAGTCAGGCTTTCTCAAAGCGATGGAAAGTGCTGGCCTTACAAACTTTCTTCCGTCAAGGCGTCAAAGAGTCCGAGAATTTACGCCGCCGGCTCGAAGAGGAATTCGAGAGCCACCTGCTCAATGCCAAGATCAATCTGAACACGGACATCTCGGTCGCCATGTCGGCCGGTCGCCCACTGCTCGATTACTCGCGATCAAGCGGGTATCTGGATTACAACCGACTTGCGAAAGAGGTCGCTCATGCCACCGCCGAAAACCAAATTATCAGCAGCGGATCAGCGGGCGAACGAAGCGCTTGAGCGCGCAGCCCCGGAAGGTAAAACACCGGCGCGCAAGGCGCTGGCATTCCTGCTGGCGGGATCACACGACGCCCCCGAGTCTCCGGTGGAAGCTGCTCTGCCCCCTCCTACCACCACCTACCACCACCCCCCTCCACCCAGTTCTCAGGACGCAGCCCCCCGAAGAGATTTCGCGCGGGTGGCCAATTCGATCAGCCGCGACGCGCTGCCGGCCGGCCTGTTCAAAGGCACGTCGAAGAAGCTCTACGACGCCCTTTACCAACGCACGCGAGGTGCAATCGTCCCCGTCCGGATGATCCAGGCCAGACAGGGCGACATGATGGAGTGGGCGGGTATCAGTCACAACACCCTGCGCGGGCATCTGAGGCATCTGCAAGCCGTCGGGCTGATCGTGCAGAAGTGGGAACTCGGCGACAACGACGGGGCGCGATATGAGGTCTTCATTCCCGAAGAGCTGCCCCCTCCCTCCACCTCCTACCACCACCTCATACCACCTCCCACCTCCGATCAAGAATTGGGTGGAGGGTCTACCCAAAAACCGGTAGGAGGTGGAGGGGGTCAAGTGGTTATAGAATCAACACCTTCGAGTGATGCTAAGACTTTAATTAAGACTAAAGAAGGGAATTCTGATGATGACGCTGGCGCGCGCCGGCTGACCGCCAAGCTGATCGAGGTCGAGAGGGAACTGACGGGCAAGGTCTCGACGAGCGGCGAGCGGTGGGAGGAGCTGGCGGAGATACTCGTCGCGGAGCTGCGGATCGCGGCGGCGCGCACGACGGTCTCGAACGTGCCGGCGTTCCTCTCGGAGCACCTGCGCCGCCGCCTGTGGAAAGCGGACAAGGCGCGTGTGGCGGAGATGGCCACCGTGCTGGAGAGCGTGGCCGCGCCCGCGCTCAGCCGGGAAGAGCGGCGCAAGTGCCCGGACTGCGCCGGCGTCGGCTTCTGGTACCCGGAGGGGCCGGACAAGGGCGTCGCGAGATGCACACACACACACAGCTCCAGCCCGTCCCGGAGGTAGGCGGCAGCCAATAGGCGCGCGCGGGTTTCACGCCGGGTTACACGGCTGCAACTGTTGATAGCGACGCACAAAGGGATAAGGAGGGCGGGGAAGTGCAGGGGTTTAAGGTAAGAAGAATTTTCACAACTCTTCCGCTTCGAGAATCTGTTTACCCTTGAATCGCAGGATGAGAGTAGGCGGCGGTAGCGCCAGCGAACGATTGCATATTCCCATTCGCCGTGTACCAGACGGCCGTAAAGGTTTACGATGTGGGTATCCTTGTTTTCCAGTTCACGTATTAAAAACTCGCTGTCGAAAGATGTAAACCATTCCCTGTCGTCAGCCATTACTCATATCTCCCCTCATAATCCCCATTTTCACTCTAATTCGTTTTGAGTCAAGTTCCTTATCGCCCCAACCACTCCGCCACGATCAATAGTAGGGATAGCTCATGGGATTCTCCATATTCAAAAAAGAGGGCTATTCGTCACGCACGACGGCAATGATTTCCATCGCTCGAACAAGAGACGTTCGCGGGGCTTGGGAGTTCCAAAACAGATAGACGGCGTGCGACTCTGAGGCCGCTAGAATGGGAACCTCCATTCGCTCGACGCGCTCATCAAACATGGTCTGAGTCGCGTGGATGCGAAACACGCGCTCGCCATTTCCCGACACGTTACTTTCACTCATAATTCTCCATGCCCAACAAACGGACGTTTTAAGTCACGACTCGGAAACCCTTCGAGCCAGCGGGCGCAGGCTGCGCCCATCAATCCGCTCGGCCGGCGCCAGATACTCCAGCCCCAGCAACTCGAACACATCATGCTCTTCGCGCGTCTCGACCCGCTCGCCGGTCGCCTTGCGCACCAAGTAGCCTTCGGGCTTCCCCTTCATCTCGTGCTCCTCGTAGTAGCTGCTCTCCGTCTGGTAGGGCGTGTTGTGCTTCGCGTGGCCGAGGACGGCGGCCGAGAACTCCGCCGCGCCCGTCCGGATGAGATGGATGATCCCGAAGTTCTCAGGCCGCGCGAGGAAGAGGTCGAGCTTGAAACTCTCCATCGCCGCGCCGGTGAAGACGCCGCGCCAGTATTTGCCCTCTGGCTTCACCTGCCACGGGATGATCTCCTGCGTGCCCGGCTTGATCCACGTCAGAATCTTTTGCTCACACACTGCCCAGTAGTGCAGCAGGTTGAAATTGGCCGGGGTCTTGGGCGGCGAGCCGAAGAGGTCGCGCACCTGCTCCTCGATGGGGGCAATCTCCCACTTCGGTACGCAGACGATCTCCATGTCTTTGACCTGCGGCTTCCCGCGACGGATGCTGCCGCCGATTTCGACGCGCTCGCAGTATTTGCTCATCATGGTGACAAGCGTCTCGGCGGCGCGCCGGACTTCTCCGAGTTCCATCAGGCGGCCTCCCTGTAAATGAATTTGACCGGCTTGGACGTGATCCGGGCAACTGCCTCCGGCGTGACGTAGGTCGAGCGCATCGAGCCTGCCAGATTGTTCACCTCGCATGCGAGTCGCTTCAGGTCTCGCGTCAGGAAGAGCTGCGTGAGCATCGTCTTCGCGGCGACCGCGACGGCCGCGTTGATGTCGTGCGACTGCTGGTTCGCCGCGACGAGTTCGGCGCATGACATCTTCTTCGCCGCCGCCCGCTCCTCGGGGCGCGCGACGAGTAGCTCCGGGCTTTGCAGCGCCGGGCCGGGGAGCGCATGGCACAGGGAGCGGGAGGGGAAGGCGCCCTTCAACTGGTCGGCGTGCCACGCGGAGCCGAGGAGCACCTGCCCGGCCTGCTCGTGGTTGCCGCAGTCGAGGTGCCACACGTCAGGGACACGCCCCTGCCCATTCCGGGAGAGACACTTATTCATCTCGACGCGCCCCGCGGCGTTGTCTACGCACCCGACGATGACGCCCAGCTCGTCCTGATCGGCATCGAGCGTGAACATGGTGTGTTTGAAGCGGGAGGGCACGGCCTCGATGTCGAGACCCCACGCCGCGCCGAACCTGCGGGCGAGCGTCTCGGCCTTGTTGCGACCCACCTCGGGCGAGCTGAAATTCTGCCGGCCGACATTCTTCGGCTCGACCGTGTCGTGATCCACGAAGATCGCGCGCGCGCGTATGCCCCGCGCCTTCATCGAGAAGAGCAGGCGGCCGAGGTGCTGCGCGACGTGCGAGCCGTTACCGCCGCACCCGACGAGCCAGAAGGTGATGGGGCCGCGCTCGGGCTGGCGCGCGAGGACGGTCGCGGCGACTGCGTAGGAGAGATCGAGTGTCGTCGGGTTCTTTCTCATTGCTTCTCTTTCGCTTTCACGACAGAATCTACGTTAATGAGTAGCTGGCGATAGTCCGTTGACCATTCGACCATGCGGCGCATCAACCCGACCGGCTCGCCCTTTGCCCACAGCCCGAGAATTAGTCTGCCGCTCGCCCATGCCGCGCCGACTTCCGCCCAGGCATCAGTGCCTGACGGGCCGACGTAGATCACAAGGTCTGAGGTTGTCGCGCCTGCGATGTCATAGGTGAACGAGCGAGCGCCGTCTTGGGAGGCACACCATTCGTCGAATGGCACGGGCTTCTCTCCGGCCTTTTCATTGATGGACGAGTTAGGATTCTCTCCGTGATTGTTTTCCACGAAGGACAGCACCGTATGGCCGCGCTCACGCAGCAATGCGGTGAGCATTTCGACTGCGTGGACATTCTTCCAACTACTAGCAATGTAAATGTTCATCGTCTCTCTCCGATCTCTGCCGCGTCTTCCAGCCCCTCCGGCAACTCGAAGATGTCGGCCGCCGCCAGCTCGTAAAAGTAACCGTAGACGCCTACGCGCACGCGCAAGGCGGGCTTCGTGAAGATGTTTCCGATCACGGCATAGATTCTGAAGCCCTGCTCGTCCCGGTCATCCTGCGACGAGAAGAAGGCCTGCATCTCATTGTGGCTGTGCAGCTCGATGATCGCCCGGCGGTATTCATCGCCGGCGTCGTCCGTCGGGTGGACGCTCCCGCCGGTCGCGATCTGCTCCGGCTCGACGAGCCTCCACTCGCCGGTCGTCTCCGAGGTGTCTTCGTAAATAAGGTAGAACAGAATCTCCCGGGGCTTGCCCGCTCTCACACACACTTCACGCGAGCGGTTCAGCGCGCGCGCGATGAGGGCGGCCGGGACCCGCGGGGCGTCGAGGGCAACGGATGGCTCGATCACGGCGAGGCCGCGGATGTCGCACCAGCCGACAGGGACGCAGGCGCTCAGGAACATGCGCGAGGCCTTGATGAAGACGCCGTTCGCGCCGAAGAGGTAATCGAACATCGTCGAGCGCGGGGGCGTGTCCGACCGATCCGCCGCGTCCTGCAAATTTTCACCCCGGCGGATGACGCGATAGCCTGCGAGTTGAATCATTGCCCACCTTCCTGAATGAGTTCCGTGATCGCCGGGTCGAGCGTGCTCCTGCCGTGCATCCTCATCGGCAGCAGATCGCCGAGCGGAAACCGCCTCTTCGACCGTGAGACGTTCCGCAGATACGGGCGCACGTCGCCCGCGACGCCCCGGACTTTATTCGACGCCGCATGCTCGTTGAATGGCGATCCGATGAAGAGTTTCCACGCCTCGGTGATGGTTTGCGTCGAGGCGGCGGGGCGGTCGTTCTGCCCCCAGCAGATGCCGCCGTTGTTGAAGACGTTCGGCAGCGGCGCGTGATGCAGCACGAGATCGGGCGTAGTCACATCCGACTTCACCGCCCAGACGTGATAGCTCTGCGCGATGCCGAAGAAGACGAATGCCGGCAGCCACAAACTGAGCACCGCCCGCCCGCCGCCGCGGCGCGCGCTTTCAACAGACAGCTCGTGACGCTGTGCCGGGATGACGAGGGCGGCGAAGTCGCCGCGCGCGCTCTGGCCGCACCTGAAGACGCCGGGCGGCAGGTGGCCGGTGTCGAAGGGCGCCTGCCGAAAGGCCTCCGCCACGGCGGCCGGTGATAAGAACTTATACTGCTCGCCGCGCTCGGTGCGCCTGCGGTAGAGAATCTGCCCGTCAAAGAACATCAACGAGCGCTCGGCCGCCTGTTCCGGTGTTGACGGGGATGCGGGCTGTCTGCTTTTTCTTGACATCTGTGTTTTGCGCCTTGCGATAAAGTCTGAGGGCGAGCGAGATGCGCTCCGTCGTATCGCGCTTCAGCCATTCGTCGAGCTTCTCAATTCGTTTCAGAATCCGCTGGGAGTCTTTGTAGTCACGTCGCAGCCAGATCACGTTCTGGCGCGACCATTCAATGTCCGCATCGCCCCACTCGTCATTGAAGTCGAGGAAGCCACACCCGGTGTCGTAGCGGGTCACGGCCTGCGCGCGCGGTATGTAGCGCAGGGGGTTGCGCTGCCGGGAGAAGGTCGCCTCGATTGCCTCGTCAGAGACGCCACCCTCGGGTCTATCCGCCGGTTCGAGGTCGTATGTAACTGAGAGGCGCGCCCACACTTCATCGTCAATGCGTGATCCCCGGTATTCCTCGGCCGAGGGCGTGCGGTCGAGGAGCAGGGCCAGCGAGTAGGCGAGCGACACGGAGCTATAATTCTCGCCGGTGGGGTTCAGACTGTACAAAGGGATTGACATGTCTCCGATCCGCGCGCCCTCCGCACGCCACTCTTCGGCCATGTCCATCATGTAATCTTCATTGATGGGGAAGCCGAGCACGGGCGAGAGGTCGTAGATGGTGACGAACTTGCGTCGCCACTCCTGCTCCGGCTCCGGTAGGACGAGACGGAGCAGGTCGAGGACGTCCGTGAAATCCCCGTCCATCTTGATGCGCCTCAGCGCTTCCCCGGGCGAGCAGCGGTCACGGGCGCTGACGAGCCGCACCGCCGCCTCCCGCACGTTGATGAACGCGGGGGCGGCGAGGAGCTGCGACTTGATCCGTGTGACGGAGCGGAGGTTCATGGCTTCAATCTCAGAACCCTTCCGGGACATCCGCCGCAGCCACAGAGGGCGCGGCGTCGAGCGCCGCGCGTGCGCGCGCCACCTCCCGCGCGTCTTCCAGTGAACGCGAGAGCGCAGCGTCCACGTCGCCGCGGCGCGCGCGCGGCGACAAGAGGAGAAGCGGGGTGATCTCTTCGGGGGCACGTTCGAGCGCCTCGAAGACGGCCGCGTAGCTGCCCTTGCTGCCCGCGCGTTTTGTCACCGTGATGATCGTCGCGCTGCCCTTCGTCTCGCGCTTCACGTCCGAGTTTGCCGCGCCCGGGTAATAGGGGGTGAGGGCGTCGCGGACACCCTTGTCGGTTTTGCACATGTCGTCGGGCAGCTCGATCTCCGCCCCGTCGATTTTCACTAACGCCATAAATCTCCTTCTCGGCGACGCTTACCCGCGCGCCTGTTTGGCGGGCTGTTTAGCTTTCCCGCTCTTCGTTTTCTTGGCTGCGGCTTTCTTCGTGGCACGCTTCGCCGGTTTCCGCCCGCCGCCCTTCTTTGCGGGAGCGTTGGTGGGCGCGGCCTCGGCCTCGGCTTCGACCGTAGGAGTAACCGCGGGCGCGCCGACGCCACCGCCCAGCCGGCCGACGAGCGAGGCGAAGGCGGTAGACATCGGTTCGAGGTCGGCGAGGGTGAACTCGGTGAGGAAGACGGGCACGCCTTCTCCGGCGCGACCTGAGATCGTGACTGCGCGTTTCGACGACTTCCCGGCCTTGATGTCGAAGGTGATGATGAGGTGCTGCTCCGGCCATGCGACTCCAGCGGCAGCGGGTGCTGCGACGGCCGCGGTCTGCGCAGGCGTGACCTCTGGCGGGGCGGCGGCGACCGGTGCGGCCTGAGTGTCGCCCGGGGCTTCCGAGACGCCTGCGGGCAAGCTCGTTGCCTTTTTCGGCTCCTCATTTGAGAGGGAATTATCGGCAACGGCAGCCGGCGCGTCACCAGCGGCCGTCTCCACTGCGGCCGCGCCCGGCAGCTCCGGCTGCGCCTCGGCCGCGGCCGTCGCCGCCTCGCGGTCGCCGATGTTGGAGGTGTCGATCTTGCGCCCGTCTTTCCCGATGCGCACGGCCGGCGACTCTAATCCCTTTTGAGTGAACTCGTCGCGGATGGACTTGACGAAGGGCGGGGAGACCCCGGCGGCGTCAGCGATGCGCCCGTCCGTCCAACCGCGCCACTCCTCGTCGGTCAGGAGCTTCTCGACGGCGCGCCGCTTGTCGGCGTTCGTGCGCGGGAGGCCGTGCAGCGCGTTCGCGCCGACGGAGAAGAGAATCGCGTCGCGCTGCGTGCCCGGCCGGATGTTGGCATTGATCTCGGTGATCTCGGCCTGCTTCGTCCCGGCGACGCGGTGAAAGCCGTCGGCGAGCCAGTAATGCTCGCCGTCGAAGAAGACTTCGACCGGAGGAAATCTGGTGCCGCCGCGCATCAACTCGGCGTAGTTGGTGATGGTGAGCATGTCGAGCTGCGCGCGCGTCTGCGTGTCGCCGTCGAGACGGATGGAATCAACTGGAAGCAACTGCTCGTCAGGAGCGGTTGTGTTGGGGCGCACCGGCACGCGATTCGCCTCCTCGACGCTTCGCTCGTAGTCTTCCTGCATGCTGTAGGCCTCGGCGATGACGACGGCCGGGTCTGACTGGTCGCGACTCGTGCAGACATAACGCTCCTCGTGCTCCGCGTACAACTCGTCGCCCTCACGCTTGAACGTCCAGCCCACGTCGGCGAGGTCTTGGGGCATCTCCGGCAACTCTTCGGAGGTCTCCTGCGTGGTAATGGGCTGCCGCGCCTGAATCTCCCGCGCCTCGTCGAACGCGGCCTTGACCTTGCTCTTCATGCCGGTCGTCAGGTTGGCTTCCTCTTGACGGCAGAACCACATCCCGTGATTCGTGAGGAGCACCCAGCCGAGCGCGCTGAGATCGTCCGGGAGGACAGCGGCCGGCTCTTCTGTCGGCGCGCCGGGAGCCGCTTCGACCGGCGCGGCCGGCTCATCCATGCGCGACATCATCTCGCGCGCCATCGAGACGACCTGCTCGTCTTCCATCAGAATTGCGCTACCGCCGACGCCCTTTTCTTTCTCCCAGCGGTAGCCGCGGCCGTCGGCGACCAGTGTCCAGCCCCAAAGGCCGAGCTGCTCGACGATCTCCAGATCGTCCATCGAGAGGCGGGCATGAAGGGCGCGAATGTTCGGATCAATGACAGCGGACATTAAAGTGCTCCTTTGAGTGATGTTAAAGGCTTCGCCTTTTCGCGGAGCGCCCCGAGCAGCAGGCGCCGGTAACGGAAGTTGAGGTCAGGCCAGCGCGCGGATATTTTCCACGTCTGGCGCACGAATTGATTGACGAGGGCGTCGGTGAGACCGAGGAGCTTTTGGTGTCGCCGTATCTCGGCGTCCACCTCGACGCTCTCGTCGGCGAAGGCAACGATCTCTTCGGGCGTCGGGTCGGCAAACTCGATCTGGTAGAAGGTGATGGGCGGGAGGAACCGGTCGAGCAGCGTGCGCGCGCGCCGGCGGCGGTGGTTTCCGACCGCGCTCATCAGTTCCGCGCGGCGCGCGTTGGCGCGGTCTTGTTCGACAGCGCCGGCCGCGCATTTCGCTGTGACTTCGTTGAGAGCTTCTGTCAACGCCTCGAACTCGCGCTCGTCGGCCGCATCGTCGTCGCCGGGGTCGAAGGGAAGTTTAAGCAGTGCGCTCACGTCGTACCTCCTCCAAGCCGTGACCGAGGTCTCGGCGGGGTATGTCATCGTCACGGCCGAGGACGGCGCTCGAAACGAGACGCCGCTCGGTGAGTTTCGAGTTGAACTTCGCTGTGCGCCGGTCGATCTCCCACTGGGTGAGCGACACGTGATAGCGACGCGCGACAGGGCGGCGCACCGCGGCGCGGCGGAACTCAATGCGAATGGCTTCAACTTGAAGATTTTTCATTGTTGAGGTTCTCAAGTTCGAGGTGCATAAAGTCGAGCAGGGTACCTAGTTGCACAGCTTGGCGGCGAGCTGTGAGTAGTTTCTTCGTGGGAACGAACTTCTTAACAACATGAACTATTCCGAGCGGCGTGCGCTCACACATATCGAAATCGAGTCCGCCCGGCACGCTTCGCACTCTTAGATATTGGTTTTCGTTCAGGAGCATTGATGGTTTTCGATCTATTGGTTGAAGTCGTAGCGATAAACAATCCGGTTGGCGTTAATCCAGTAGGAAATGCCCATGATGTTGATCTCGGTGCGCTCGCCGCGCTGGCGGACGCCGGTGATCTGCCCGTCGCTGTGGCTGCGGCGACCGTCGCGGAGCGACGCGGTGTAGTACCGGACGCGCTCCATGTGTTTGAGTGGCGGGTTGAATGTCATGTTTCATTGACGGTTGCCGGTAGAGTCTGTCGTATTTCCAAAACGATAGCCCTAATGGAATTTATGATAATACAAGCTGTGATAATCTGTCAACAGTTTGTTTTAAAGGCAGACGGGAGAAAGCGCCTCCGAGGGCGAGGCGCTTTCTCCGTTTAATGGCGGAGCGTGGGGTGGATGCCGATGATTGTTATTTCGTGAGGCAGGAAATAGTCTGGATCGTATTCGTCGTTGGCGTAGCGGAACATGGTTACTTCATCGTCGAACTCGTAGCCCGATTCCGGCGGAGGCTCGACGCCCGGATAGTAGAAGCCCATGAGGTAGGTCTGCTTGCGCATGTGAAAGGCCGCGACGAAACGGCCAGGATCAGCGGTGCTCGTGCTCAGGAAAGGAATGATGTCGCCCGGCTGGATGCCTGCATCGGCGAGTGATTCATCCCCGTCGGCCATTTCAAGAGTGAAAACGTCCTCCTCTTTCTTCTGAGCGGTGTTACGCATGTTATCGGCACTTGAGAGGTGACAGAATTTCGGGACTCTGATGCTCTTTTCGACGGCGAGTTTGATGATCTTCGCCTGCTCTTCGATAGCCTCGCGAAGGAGCATTCTTTCTTCGGTGGTTCTCAGGCTGGCGACCGCAGCGTTGATGAGGGTCACGGCCTTTTCGAGGTCACCCTGAGCCGTGTAAACGCGCGCACGAGTTTCGTCCACCTGTGCCACACGGGCGGCGTCATCAACCGCGATGAAAATTGTCCGGGCGCGGTCGAGATAGTCATGAGCCTCATCGAACTTCCCCTGAGTGAACAGGATGAAGCCGATGTTGTTCAGGGCAGCAGCTTCAAAACGAGTATGACCAGCGCGCTGAAAATGATACTGGGCAGCATAGTATTCGATGAAAGCTCGGTCTATAAAGGTAGACTCTGAAGTTGTAGTGCTTAAGCCCAGCAGTACGATGGCGAGTAGGTTGTGAAAGCCGCCGATTAGGTTCTCATTGCCGGAGACATGTATGTCGAAAAGGCGAGCATTTTGAGTCAGGATACTGTAAGCCTCGTCGAGGTTGCCTAAAAGGTGCTCAACGCAGGCCTGTCGATAGCGGATAAAGGCGAGCGTCTCACCTTCAACTAAACCTTCGATCTGCTCGGCCTTGCGTAGTATCACTCTTGCCGAGTCAAGTTTACCGTCCCGGTAAAACGTGTAGCCGACCTCACACAAGCCTGCTGCAACGAGATCGGGGTCATTGACTTTGGTCGCGAGTTGAATCGAGAGTCGCAACGTCTCTCGGGCAATGCGTTGCGCGCCCTTCATGCGCCGCTGGGTTCCGAGGGCGCATGTGAGGCTTCCGATCATGAGCAACATGCGGGCTCGCACAGGCTCCGAGAGCGAGTCTATGTTGTAACGGGAGCCGATGTCCTGCCAGTAGTCGGCGATGGTCTCGCGCGCCTCTTCATAGCATCCCTGCTGCTTGAATTGCCGCGCTGTCGCCAGCGCGTGTTCGGCCTTCTCATCGGGGATGGAGGGAAGGTACGATTTGTGAGAATAAACCGTGAGATGCATGATCGTATAATTCTTGAGAGCCTTAACCCTATGATACACTTCGGATTGGGTTTGTGTATTTACGTCGGCGTCGATTCGCAGTCGAAGCCGGCCTTCACTCAGGAAAGGCTCACAAGAAAATGAGATTTTCAAATTTGGTGAGGCACACTATCTGTGCCTTCGTAATGACCTGTATTCTGTCATCCCTCGTCATGGCCGAGGGCATCATTGTCACTGGCGGCGACCGGATGCCCCCTCCCCCGCCTCCGGCCTCACCCTCGGTTAGCACCTCTGACGAGGCACAAGACACACCCCTCGGCGAAATACTGATCGATGAGCTGACCACTCTGCTCATCTTCATATTGCCGTAAGTTAGACACATATCAAGCACGTTTTTAGCCTGCCCCGCGGCGGGCCGGGCGTGCCTATGCCGTTCGGCGATCTGACGACTGCGGCCTCCTCACTGTGTTCTTGCCCGCCTTTTTGCCCTTCCGGTGTTTCTGAGCTGTCGTGCCGATGGGCTGTCGCCAGAGTTCATCACCTGGCTTGACGGACGGGGCACCGCTGCCACCGCCGCCGTGACCGTACATCTGCACCTTCAACTCCATCTCGCGGATCAGCTCTTCCTGCCTGTCCTTCGGGAGCAAGATTATCAAGTCAGCAGCTCGCAGTTGGTTCGCGTTAAGCTCGGGGTGATGCACGATGTAGCCTGCGGCCTCCAGGGCTTCCGTCTCGGAAGACTGGAGTGCTTGCGCGATCCTGATCACCAGGTCTTTGTTCGGCTGGTTGCTCATCTCGTCTCGGCGCTCGTAAGAATTGCGCTCCAGATTGGAGATGTAACCTTGTGAGCAAGGTTCAGACAACCGAGCCAACTCGGTTTGTGACATGCCCCTAGCTTCTCGTTTGGCCTTGATCCAGTCGCCGAATGTAACGACCATGTCGGCCCCCATCTGATTTACCATTTGCCTCTCGGGAGAAATACCGTGGTTGAACTAACGCGCGCACCTTAACACAGACTGTTTAGAAAGCGCAACGAATTGTTTTAGAACTGCGAGAGAGCGGGCGGCACGGCGTTAAAATAATGTGTTGACACGTTAAAACAGGCTGTGTTATAGGTAGGACATGGACGACCTCCGAGTTATTGACCCTGCAAAACTACGAGAGAAAAGAGGCTGGATGCCGCAGGCCGAGGTGGCGCGCCGCACTAAAGGTGTCTATTCGCAGGCCGCGATCTCCGGCATCGAGCGCGGCCTCTTCCGGCCGCCGACGGAGAAGATACCCGTGCTGCTGGCCGCCTACGGCGTGACGTGGCTGGAAGTCTCCAACCCGGTCGAGGAAGCCGCGGCGTGATTTTTTTTGCTTCGGACTATAACAATCTCGCATATATTCATGCGAGAACGTTTTAAGGTGTGCCGGTTCTTTCGGGGGATCGACCGGCACTGAAGACGGCGCATTGGGCGCTTCTCCTGGCGCTCGAACGTGGTAAGGCGGATGCGCCGTCTTCATTTGACAATCTTGATTCCCACTCAAAGCCGTTTTGAGTCGCCTGCGAGAGCGATGGATGCGAGCGAACTTTTCCGAGAAGCGGTTCACAGCCTGCTCGCCGAACTCGAAGGCGCGCGGCTCGACGTGGTGCTGATACCCGCTCCCGAGCCGCGCCACTCCGGCCACTGCATCCGCGTCGCGGCCGAGTACAACGCCGACTGGTACAGGGAGCTATGTGCCGAGTATCAGTCGAGCCGCCGCCGCAACCGGCTCAACGACAACGACACGCGCATCAAGCGAAAGGACACGATCAGGGCGTTGGAGCGCGCCCTCGCAGGACACTTTGAAAGCGCATACGTTGATCGGCTGATGCCATTCATCCGGGAGCGAATGAAAGAGATGCGGGGGGGGGGGGCAACTGTTATGCCGAATCGTTCGGAGGCTCCTCGGACTCGGAAGCAGCTTGAAAGTTCTTTGCAATCAGGAGTGTGACATGAAACCAAACCTTGAAGACCTTCCGTTAAGCAGCGTGCTCGGCTTTATAGAGTCGCGTTGGCAGGATTTCCTTGCGTACCTCGAAAGCGAGGAAGGCGCGGACGACGCAGAGGCTTTAGCAACTGAGTACACGGAGCAGCTACGAGACGCGGCGGGCATGGGTAGTTGAACCGCTCCGAGCGGGAACGCGCCACTTTCATCACGACTTCAACCAACAACCAAACATAGCGAAGGGAGTAACGAGATGTCCGAACACGACTCGAACAGCAATCAGGGCGGGAACACGCCGGGCGGACACCCGAACGGCTCGTCATGTGACCGCAGCTCTTCCGGGTACGGCTGGGGATCGACCGGCGCGGAGCCGCACAAAGGCCCCACGCCCGGCACCTCGCAGATCGGGAACCTGACGCGCCGAACCGGCCAGAGCGGCAAGAAGACCGGCAGGAAATAACCGGGAGAAATCATGCCGACTCTGGAGGGACTCATCGGCTTGCTTGAGCGGTACCGCTTCGCCGGTCAGACGGAGAACGAGCTACAAGCGGCCATCGCCCGGGCATTCGAGGAGGAGGCCATCGCCTTCGAGCGCGAATACCGGCTCTCGCCGCAAGACAGGATTGATTTCAAAGTCGGGCGGGTGGGGATCGAGGTGAAGATCGGAGGCTCGAATGCCGCGCTCATCCGCCAGGTTCACCGGTACGCGCAATCGGACGCTCTCGACTCAATCATCATCGTCACGACGCGCGCGAGCCACTACATACCGGCCGATTCCGTCAACGGTCGCACGGTCGTCATGGTCAGCCTGGTGATGGGGAACGCCTTTTGAAAACTTACGGCCGGGTCAGGTTCGACCGTGAATCGGAGACGTGGCTGGTGGACTGCGAGCCGCACGTCTCAATGCGGCTCAAACGGGTCTTCGGGAAGCTCTCGAAGGCGAGCTATGGCACGCACCGCATATCCGGGTCGAGAGAGAACGCGCGCGACCTTGAATGGTTCATGGAGCGCTACCCGCTGGAGATGGAGGAGGGCGACCGCTCGCTCCTCGGCGTGCAGGCGACGCTGCACCGGAAGGTCGAGCAATACGTCTTCGACGTGATGCACGAGCGGTCGCAGACGGCCGCATTCGAGCTGGCGCTGCCGCCGCGCGAGTATCAGAAGGTGGCGGCGACGATGATGTTGAACCGGCGAAGCCTCCTGCTCGCCGACGACGTGGGACTGGGAAAGACCGTGAGCTTTATCTGCACGCTGACAAAACCTGAGACGCTGCCCGCCGCGGTCGTGACGCTCGCGCACCTGCCCCGGCAATGGCGCGACGAGATGAACAAATTTGCGCCGGGACTGAACGTCCACGTGGCGAAGAGCGGGCAGCCCTACCCGTTCAAAGAGAAACCCGATGTCGTCGTGTTGAATTATCACAAATTAAACGGCTGGGCCGAGACGCTCGCGCGGACGACGCGCTCCGTCTGCTTCGACGAGTGCCAGGAGTTGAGGCACGCCGGGAGCCAGAAGTATGCGGCGGCGCGGCACCTGGCGTTGCGGGCGCGCTACCGGATGGGGCTGTCGGCGACTCCGATTTACAACTACGGCGGCGAGTTCTATTCGGTGCTGGACGTCGTCTCCCCGGGGAGTCTCGGCGAGCGTGACGAGTTCATGCGCGAGTGGACGGACAGCGATTTCCGGAAGCCTTCGATTAAAAACCCCAAAGCGTTCGGCATGTACCTGCGTGACTCCGGGCTGATGCTGCGCCGCACGCGTGAGGACGTGGGGCGGGAACTGCCCGCGCTCTCGAAGTTTCACCAGTACGTCGAGGCCGACCCGAAAGCCCTCGACGCCGTCGGCGACTCCTGCGCGGAACTGGCGCGCCTCATCCTGCGAGCGGGGGAGGAGGGGCGCGGCGAGAAGATGCGCGCGCGGGAGGAGTTCAACAACCGTCTCCGGCAAGCCACGGGCATCGCCAAAGCTCCTTATGTGGCCGCCTTCGTGCGCCTGCTGGTCGAATCCGGTGAGCGGGTCGTGCTCTACGGCTGGCACCGCGAAGTGTATTCCATCTGGCTCGACCGCCTCTCCGACCTGCGGCCCGTGATGTACACCGGGACGGAATCGATCACGCAAAAGGAGAACTCGAAGAAGGCGTTCACCGAGGGTGACGCGCAAGTGCTGATCATGTCGCTCCGGTCGGGCGCGGGCCTCGACGGCCTGCAAGGGGTGGCGAAGACGCTCTGTTTCGGCGAACTCGACTGGTCGCCCGGCGTGCATGAGCAGTGCATCGGCCGCGTCCATCGCGACGGGCAACCGGGCGCGGTGATGGCCTACTTCATGGTGAGCGACGAGGGCGCGGACCCGATGATCGCAGAGGTGCTGGGACTGAAGCGCCGGCAGATCGAAGGCGTGAGAACTCCGCAGGGTGAGCTCATCGAGAGGCTGGCCGTTGACGGGGATTACATCCGGCGGATGGCCGAGCGGTATTTAACGCAACGGGCGGCATAGGCCGCTCAGGAATCTGGAAAAGGCGTCACGCGGACAAGCTCTACAACCGCGCCGCCAGTGCGGGAGGGATCGGGAGCCTTCCCGCACGCCAGATGTGACGACAACTAACTTGGAAAAGGACGGATTAGCGACATGGATCAAGAGACGCAAAAATTGAAGGGTAAGGTCAAGTGGTTCAACAATGAAAAGGGTTACGGTTTCATCGCCCACCCGGAGGGCGGGAGCGACATCTTCGTCCACTACAGCGCCATTCAGGGCGACGGCTTCAAGACGCTCGAAGAGGGGCAGGAGGTCGAGTTCGAGATCACGCAGGGGCCGAAGGGGCCGCAGGCCGAGCGCGTGGTCGGTCTCTAACCGTGCGTGTCCGATAACACAGGAGGCCGCACATGCCACGCAAGACGCCCGCCACATTCCAGATCAGCGACATCATCGTCTGGGTCTTCTGCCCGCACTGCACCGCGGTCGTGAACTCTCCGGGCTTCCCGAAGTCTGCCGGGTGGGACAAACACGACGTGGAGGCGGTGGGGCGCGGGGGCGAAGTGACGTGCGCGCAAAAGGCGTGCAGGCGAAAGTTTCCGCTGCCGGCCGACTTGTTCAAGTTGATGCCGGCGGCATGAGGGAGGGGTTTATGCCGAGTGAAGTATTTGACGGGTCACGCGTCGTCGGACGCGTCTCGGAGGAAGGGAAGCGCCTCATCGAGGAGCGCAACGTCCTGAAGAACAAGTTCAGCGCCGCCGCGACCGAAGAGGATCGCGTGCGCCTCAACGCGGTGCTCGCGCGCGACCGGGTGGACTGATGCCGCGCGGCTTCATCATGCCTTCCACGGACGGCGAGCGCCTCCGCCTCCTCGCCGACATCAAGGCGATGTGTGGGCGGGTGCTCGGCCATCCCGTCAGGCAGGCGAACGTGGACGGGTGGGGCGCGCAGGACATCTACACGCTCCGCCGGACGCACGCCGCATGGAGCGACACGATCAGCCGCCGCAAAGAGGGCGCGCAACCTCCGCCGCCGCCGAAGATGTTTTGAGTCGCAGGGGAATAGTTGATGCCGACGAAAATCGCGATTGATCTGGCAGCCCTCGAAGACCTCGCCGCGCGTGGCCTCAACGTGGGCGCGGCCGCGCGGGAGTTGTGGCTGAAGCCGGGGACGCTCACGTCGCGGATATACGGCGACGCGGACGTCAAAGCCGCCTGGCGGCGCGGGCAGATGCGCTCGCCCGGACGCGTGGCGAGCCAGACGGCGGGAGTCTCGGACGGCGAGCGCCGGGTGCTCGAAGCCGTCGCCGCCGGCCGCCGCACCTGCGCCGCCATCAAGCAGGCGACGGCGCTCCGCAATTCCGACTTCATGACAGCCATCGAGCGGTTGGAAATAGACGGGCGCATCAAGTCGCGAGACGTGCGCATGCTGACGAACTACTACCTGCGCGACGAGGAGTTCACGGCCTCCGCGCCACTCCAAACATTTTAGAGTCGAATCTTTATGACCAGAGAATTCATCACGGCTAAAGCGCAATTCCTCCTCGACGGCAGCGGGGGCTACCGCGCGCGCGTCCCCGCGTCGGTCAGAGACAAGCTCGGCGCGCGACCGGGCGACATCCTCATCTTCGAGGAGGGGACGACCCAAACGGCCGAACGCGCGGCGCTCAGGGGCGTCTACTTCGTCGTCAGGATGGAACCGGGCGTGAGTCTCGCGGCGGAGCCTCCTGCCGCCCCCGTCACAGCCCCGGCCGGGAGTGGGGAGTCACCGGACGCGCAGCTCGAATCGCTGGCCGCGGCCGTGGCGAGAAAGCGGAGGGGCGAGTGACCGATTTCATACCCAACAGCTATCAAACCCCTAATGATTACGTCGATCAGTTCATGCACCTGCTGACCTCGGACGAGTGGAAAGTGCTGACTTACACCGTCCGGCGCATCTTCGGCTTCCAGAAGCGGCAGGATCGCATCAGCCTCACGCAATACGAGCAGGGCGCGCGCGACCGCAACGGTAACCCGCTTGACCACGGCACCGGCCTCTCGCGCCCGACCATCATCAAGGCGCTCGCCACGCTCGAACAGTTCGGCCTCCAGGTCTTAATCGAGCCGAACAACCGGCAGATGAACGAGGCTGCCTGCTACACGCTTCAACTGAGCGCGGGGAAGGTGGACGTGGCCGGCCTCGAACGGCGCGCCGCCGAGAGCAAACGGCGCGGCCGGGAGCGCACCGAGAGCGCCCGCGAAACCACCCCCCGCCACACGCGCGGAGCTGGTAAGTCTGACTTACCAGCTTTATCGGACACCGGTATGTCGGACTTACCGGCTAAGCCAGTAAGTGGGACTTACCGCCCCCGGTCAATGCCACTTACCACCCCCGGTAAGTCCGACATACCGGGGGTGGTAAGTGGGACTTACACACAATACACAGGGGAAATCCAGGAAGAAATCCAGGAGAAACACACACACACAGCCGCCGCGCCTTCCGAGACTCCCGCGAACGGTCGAGGCCACCCGGCGGAGAAGCCGGTGTGTGAGTGTAAAACTCCGCACGGATCGGAATTCTGCGACGAGGTGCGTATCGCCTACGCCCGCAACCAGCAGAGCGTCCACAACCCGCACGGCTACGCCATGACGAAAGACGCGCGCGCCGGCGTCTATGACGGCGCCGTCCGCGAGTTCGTCGCGAAGGTCGAAAACCCGGCCGAGCCGAAACGTCCGCGCGACACTTCCGCCTGCCCGGACTGTCACGGCAAAGGATTCTGGTACCCGGCCGGCGAAGACACGCCGGAAGGCCGCGCGCGCGGCACCGCCAAATGTAAACACCCCCGCCTCGAAGCCGAACTCGAACGACTGCAACAAGAGGCCGCGGCAAGCAAAGACCTGCTCGCGGCCGGAGGAGCGCGATGAACCTCTCCGACAACCCTGCCCTCGCCGAACTGGCCGCCTTCGGCGGCTGCCGCTGCTGTCTTACGTGGACGGCCTACCTCATTCTGCTCGTCATTTGCGCGGCGCTGCTCGCGGTGGCGGCGCCTTTCTTGGGGAGGAACTCATGAACGTCAACGAAAAACAGATAGCCGCCGCGAAGAAGGTCGTCAACGTCGCCAAACTGCTCAAGCTGGCCATCCGTCACGCCGAGCAGTGCGACCTCACGGTGCAGGTGAATCATTACAACCCCGGTGAGGGCAGCGAGGTCGCGGCGGTCGTCAGGCTGAGAGAGGACAAGGTCGTCGCCCAGACAGAGGAAGGGTCTTCCGGCCGGCGTGGCGCGCGACACGGTTCAATGTAAACCCCGCTCCTCAACGCAGAACCTAGTGGAGGACGATAGTGACGACGAAGAGACCGCAGTCGGCAATGCCCCGAGACGAGTCGCCCGGTGCCGTGCGTATGCGCCGCCTGCGCGGCACGCGCCGCGCCGCCAATCTGTGCCCGGAATGCGGAGACTCTCCCGCCACCGGCAAAAAGCAATGCAAGACGCATCAGGACATGGATCGCGACCGCAAACGGCTATCCGCGCGTCGCTCCGCAAGGCTCAAGCAGCAACCGTACTAACTCGTTTCCCGTGCGTTTCCCGTGCGCCCACCGTTTCCGTGATGTGAGCGGTCATAATCGCCCGGCCGCTGTTGAGAATTACAAGATGAATAAATCGTCCGAAAATAGACTCACCTCTCTCTATCCCGAATTCGCGCGCCGGGTGCGACTGCTTGTGCAGTCCCTCGCCAAGCAGGGATTCCAACTGGAAGTCACTCAGGGACTACGCACCGTCGAAGAGCAGAACGCCCTCTACGCGCAGGGACGCAATGGCGATAAACGTCCGCAAGTGACCGACGCCCGCGGAGGTCGGTCATATCACAATTTCGGGCTGGCCGTGGACTTCGCGCTCGTCGTGAACGGCAAACTCGGCTGGCCGGAGCCGCACCCGGTCTGGAAAGCCATCGGACGCGAGGCCGCGCGAGTCGGATTGGAGTGGGGCGGCACGTGGCGCAAGCCCGATCTGCCGCACGTGCAGATGAAGCCAGTTCCGCCGGTGTCGCTCTGTTACTCGCTCTACCAGCGCGCTGGGCTGCCGTTGGTGTGGTCTGAAGTCGAACGCTTGCAACCTAAGTGATGAGGTAAACCATGGCTGATGAGAACTCTGTGAACACAAACGCGGCCGAAGCCGTCTCCTCCGTCGTCGAGCCGCCGAAGCCCGGCGTCGAGACGTCCAGCTTCAAAGTCGCCATCATCTCGGCCCTCGCGCCGGTCGCGCTCCTGCTCGTCATCGTGCTCGGACTTATCTTCGTTGAAGACCCGGTGGTGCGTCCCATTCTGATCGACGCCCTTAAATATCTGGTGAGCGCCGGCATCATCGGCGGCGCGGCCGTCGGCTGGAAGTATGTTGACAAACGCGGCGACGTCTCGGTCGCTAAAGTCCAGGCCATCGGACAGCTTATCTCGGCCGTCAGATCGCGCGCGCAAAACAAGTAGTCATAATTCCTTAATTCCCCACGTGATCTTAGTTGTTCCACGTCGAGTTACTCCGAAGGAGGAAAGAGCTTTATGCGAATCAACCGGTTGGCGTTCGTCACGATGGCGGTCGCCATTCTCATGATCTACACGCTGCTGCCCGACATGGCCGCTGCGCAGTCCTCGCCCGGCGCGCGCACCGAAGCGACGATGACGACGCATGTCGTCGCCCAGGCCGCCAGTACCACCAGCATCACCCCGGCCGCTGAGATCGCGGCATTCCTTAACCACGAGCAGGCGCTCTCCGCGCCCGAGGCCGAGTCGCCGCCGGGCACGCGCCTCGTTGCGCTCGTCAACGCCGAAAGCGGGCACGCGTCTCCCTACAGCAGGGCGGCGACGAATGAACACGCACCGCCGGGCGACACGGCCATCACCACCGCCTAGCCGAACCGGGAAAGTCGAGCGCGCGCCCCAGACACAAGGCGTCCGTTGCGCGAGTAACGCTTGAAAGCGGCGCGCCCTCGAATGGGGGATAAGGGAGCGAGGTCACCACCTCGCTCCCTTCCGTCTAGGCCGAATCGTGAATAGATGAAAGGACATAACGTGATCAGCAGACTTCTCCGAACAAATACCGCCACCCTCCTCGCGCTCATCCTCTCGGTCGCGGCCCTGACCGGCTGCCCGTCCGACAAAACAGCCAACGACAACCGCACCCCCGAACAGAAAAAGGTCGAGCGGCAGAAGCAGATCGTCCGCGCGGTCGCCTCCTCCTTCGACATCGCCGCGACCGCCCTCGAATCCGGCATCGCCACCGTGCGCTCCCTTCGACGCTCCGGTGAGGTGATGCCCGCCGACGCGCTTCGCATGGCGCGCCTCGGCCAGCGAGGCAACGCCATCGCGCTCGCGGCCGCGGAGAACATCGCGCGCCTCGACGAGATCGGCGGCGGCGATGTGGCCACGCTCGTCGAGAACCTCCTAGTCACGGCGCAGCAATTGAACTCCGAGGGCATGCTCGTCATCAAGGGACGCAGCCAGCTCATCTTCACCGGCATCACGACCGGCTCGCTCATATTCCTGCGCACGCAGGGCGACGACCTGCAAAAGATGGTGGACGAGGGGGGCGAGCTGAAACTCCTGCTCGATGCCGACTCGCGCCGGAAGCTCGACCGGGCGGTCAAGACCATGAAGCGCAACGCCGAAGAGTTCGCCGCGTCTATCGCGGAGCTGGAGCCGAAGGCGGGGCAGTAATTTGCGGAGCGGGACGGGAGCAGACCGCGAATCATACTCCCGCCCCTGACCTGGACATCGAGCTATAGACTCGGCGCCAAGCTGCCGCGGATATTAACCGCCGCCGGCACGGAAGGCGAGGGACGAAGAGAAAGCGGCTAACTTTGAAAGAAGGGAAACATCCTCGCCATGCCGGAACAAGCGGTTGATCAACCATGCCGTGATCGGGTCACGAAGCTAGAGGCTGAGGTGCACGACCTGAAAACCAACTACGCGCCGATGCTCTTAATGGAGCAGCGTTTCAATCGCATCGAGGCCGGCATTGCGCGCGGCAACGACACCATGACGGCGCTCGCCGAGCAATTCAAGACCGCCAACCTCGAAACTTCACGCAAGCTCGAAGTGGTCTTCGACCTTGACGCCCAGCGCATGCGGCAAATCGCCGAGCATCAGCAGGAACTGCAAAGCGAGAGGGTCAAGGCCATCCGCGAAGAGAGCGCTGAAAAGATCGCCCTTTTACAGGCGCAGAGCGAGAAGCTGACTCAGGAAAATCTGCGCCTCGCCGAGCAGGGCAAGCTGATCAACAAGATGAAGAACTGGAAGTTCGTGCTCGGATTCATCACCGCGGTCGCCGTGTTGCTCGCAGGGTTGCTGAAAGGCGTCCTTATGGTGGTCGAATATGGAGTCAGACATGCCCGATAAAGACCCGCGCCTGCTCGTCGTTGACGACCTCGAAGCCGAGATGATCGCCCGCACATTACAAGTGAAGGGCTATCAGGTGGAGATGGCGATGAGCGCCGCGGAAGCCCTCGCGATGATCGTCCCCGGCCGCTACACCCTCTTTCTCCTCGATGGGGCGATGCCCGTGATGGACGGCTTTACGCTCGCGCGGCGACTCAGAAAGCAGGGCTACGGCGAGCCGATCATCTTCGTCACGGCGTACATGGACGACATGACCGGGCCGCACGCTCGCTTCGTCGGGAATGCAGAGGTTGTGCGGAAGCCAATCGAGCCGGCAGCACTCTTCGCCGCTGTTGAGGCTGCGCTCCGGCCGAAGGTCGAAGTTATGACCGTACCTGCCTCTAATGAAGTCCACTGATGGGTAACGAACGAACCATGATCGAGAGCAGTGAAGTGCCGGAAGTGGAAGAGTCAATGGCGGACCGGGATGGTACCGCGCCGGCTCCCTACTTTGGTTTCACCGACACGGACGTCACGCGCGCGCTCCACAACTACATCCGGGACGACTGGCAGGTGCGCTACAACCAGTTGCTCAGAATTCAGGATCAGTACATGCCGCGTGGCAGGTATGGCTGAATAGTCGGCGAGCAACGATTTTGGGCTTTAGCCGATTACACACACACGAACGCCCGAGGCTTTAGCGAATATTCGGGCGACACTAAACGGTTTTGAGTGGACATAGGAAGAGACGGGCATGAAGAAGGGTGCGCAAAAAATATCACTCGGGAAGTTACCGAAAATTCGTAGCCCCGAGCAGTTGCGGAAGTTCCTGCTGAAGAAGCAGAAAGAGCAGAAGAGTGCAAGGAAATGAAGTTGCCGGACTTAAAGCGGCCATTCCCGCCGTTGTCGCTGACTCACCTCGGTAGTGAAGACTTGTTTGTGCCCGCGCCCGAGGTGGCCGACTGGGCGCTCGACGTCTTCCTCTTCGACGGCTCCCTTCTCTATAACCCCCATCACGCGCATCTCCAGATGGCTACGATTGGCGTGCTTTGGACTAATGAGGAGAACGACCGGCAGATGCGCCCCGTTGTCGGCACGGCCGAACTCACGAAGCCCAAGCCGATGATGAGCAAGTGGGAGAAGTCGCGCCACCGCGCGCAGCTCCGCGGCTGGTTCCCTAACGAAGACGAACCGGGCAACATTCCCGACTTCCTCATCACGCTCTACGCCCCTTACGCCAACCGGATAGACAATCCGACTTTCTGCGCGCTCGTCGAGCACGAGCTTTACCATTGTGCGTTGAAGCACATCACGACGAAGGGCGTCCCCGTTTGGGGCATTCGCGGCCACGACGTCGAAGAGTTCGTCGGCATCGTCGCCCGCTACGGCGTGGGAGCGGCCGCGGGCGATACCGTAAAACTCGTCGAGGCCGCGCGGGCAAAGCCCACGATTGCCCCCGCACACATTGAAGGCGTGTGCGGCACGTGCCTGAGGCTCGCGGCATGAGATTACGGCTTTGTGGTCTGCTCCCACACGTGCTCCTACGTTTCGGGTGGTCAGTTAATTAAATGGCAGAACTTAAGGAAGAAGTTAAAACCTTTATCGTGCAAGCACATGCGTGCTTCAGAAAGCCGTCGCTAATTATCAAAGACGTGGGGGCGGAGTTCGGCGTCACGATCACCCGGGATCAGGTGCACTTCTATCATCCCGAGAAGGCCGGCGCGAGGAAGAGGCTCGGCGCGAAGTGGAAGGTGCTCTTCGATGCGACACGCGCCGCCTTCGTCAAGGGCGAGGTCGATGTGGGGATTGCAAAACAAGTTTACCGGCTCAAGCTTTACCAGCGCGCGGCGGAGTATTACGAAGAACGGGGAAACCTCGTGCTCGCGGCCGAGATGGCCGAGAAGGCCGCCAAAGAGGTTGGGGGCGCGTTCACCAACAGGCGCGAGTTGACCGGCAGGGGCGGGGAGCCGCTCGTGCCCCCTGACATCGCGGCGACGATCCTGAAAGTCTATGGCAACGGCGGATCAGACAGCGGAGACGGAGGCGCGGGGAAGTAGCGGGACGTTACGCGGCACCGCCCTCACGGCCGCCGTCGCGCTCCTCGCGTCAGTCTCGATAGCCCGGGGCGTACCTCGTGATACGCTCGAGCGCTTCCTCGCCGCGGGCTACGTCCCGCAGCCGAAGCAACTCGAATTCCACGGAGCGGCACGCGAGTGTGATCTGCCCGGCCGGCCCGTGTGGGTCGGATTCGGCGGCGCGCGCGGCCCCGGTAAGAGTCACGCCGTCTTCGCGCAGGTCGCACTCGACGACTGTTTGCGCGTCCCCAACCTCAAGGTCCTCTACCTCCGCAAGATTTCGAAGAACGCGCGCGAGCAGTTCAACGACCTCCGCCTGAGCGTGCTGCGTTTCGTCCCGCACGACTACAACCACAACGACGGCGTCATCAAGTTCGCGAACGGCAGCCGGATCATCACGGGGCACTTTAAGAACGAGTCGGACATCGACCAGTACCTCGGCCTCGAGTACGACATCATTGTCATCGAGGAGGCAACGACCCTCTCTCTCTCCAAGTTCCGCACACTCTGCGACTCGTCGCGAACGTCGAAGCCGGGCTTCCGCCCGCGCATCTACCTTACCACCAACCCGGGCGGCGTCGGCCACGCTTGGTTTAAAGCCACTTTCATCGCACCGGCGCGCGCCGGTGCCGAGATTGATACCCGCTTCATCTTCGCCACCATTGACGACAACGTCTTCGTCAACCCCGAGTATAGGGCCAACCTGGAGAAGAATACGGGCTGGAAGCTCAAGGCCTACCGTTACGGCGACTGGGACATCGCCGCAGGCCAGTTCTTCACCACATGGCGCCACGACGCACACGTCAAGCCGAAGGAGATGCTCGACCGCATACCGACGAGCGCGCCCGTCTGGCTCTCCTTCGACTACGGGTTCACGCACCCCACCTCCTGCCACCTCTTCACCGAGTTCGACGGCAGGCGGCGCGTTGTAGACGAGTACTACGCGGCGAAGAAACTACCCGCGCAGAACGCCGAGGGCATCAAGCAGATGCTCGCGCGCCATAACGTGAAGGTCGAGCGCCTCCGGGAGATCGTCGCCGGCGATGACGTGTTCGCACACAAGGGCGACGAGTCGGGCGTGACCATCGCGAAACAGTACCTGAAGCACGGTCTCAAGTTCACGCCCGCCAACATGGATCGCATCAACGGGGCGGGCGAAGTGCTCCGGCTCCTCGGCGACGTGGATAACGGCGTCGAGCCACTCCTCGAAATCTCCGAGCGGTGCTCGAAGCTGATCGAAACGCTGCCGACGCTCCAACACGACCCGCACCGCCCCGAGGACGTGCTGAAGGTGGACGTGGATGAGGACGGGCAGGGAGGCGACGACGCCTACGATGATTTTAGGTATGGGTGTATGGCTGCACGCAGGCCACCACAGAAGCCCGCCACCGCCGGCCCGCGTCATTCGGCCAACATACGAATACTTTAGCAGTCGTTTCCCGTGCGTTTCCCGTGCGCCCACCACAAGTCTCTCACCCTGCCCTATATTCCTACCTCTAACAACTGCGCGCCGGCAACGACCGGCGCGCACGTCCCTTCAACTGACCTGATTATTAGCTGATCTCTCGATGTCCACTCCGCTCCGCTCGCTGAATCCGTCCGCCGCTTCGTTCACTCCCGATAGGGAATACGTAGCCACGGGCGGGTTTTTCTCTGCCCGCATCGGCACGGCGCTCGGTTCGCTCTTCTCGGATGAGGCCGAGTTGTTGATCGGGCCCGGCGGCTTCGAGCGACTCCTGACTGACCCGGAGGTGCTCAAGGATGTAACCCTTCTTGTTGACGCCATACTCGGCGACGGCGTGCAGCTCTTCCCGCTCTACACGGACGACAAGGAAGACCAGGCGAAGAGCGAGCAGGCAGCCCTCTACTCCGAATTCAGCACCCTCAACCTCTTCGAGACGCCCCAGCGGCCCTTCCGGGAGACTTTAAATGAAGCCGTCAAGGCCGCGCTCGTCACCGGCCACAAGGTGGTCGAGCAGACTTACCGGGAAGATCTGGACGCTGACGGCCGCCCACGCCTCGTCATTGATAAGCTCAAGTGCAAGACGCGTGAGGCCGCTCAGTTCGTCGTTGACCCGTTTCTGAATGTGCTGGGTCTTCAGGTATGGGGCGGTGCGGGACGACAACTCATCCCTCGCGAGAAGTTCTTTATTCCGACTTTCGAGCGCAAGGATGAAGACCCCCGAGGCACCGCGCCCGCCATGCGCGCCGCCTACAACTGGTGGTTGGCCAAGCGCACGGGGCTGCCGGTCTGCCTGAAGCGTCTGGAGAAGAAGGCCATTCCCTCCGTCGTCGGGTTTACTGCGCCGGATGACGACAGCCTGACCGAAATGGAGAACGCCGACGGGTCGAAAGTCGAGATGAGTTCGTCCGAAGTGATGGCCAACAAGCTCGCCCTGCTCGAGAACAACTCCGCAGCCGCATTTCCCTATGACGCGAAGGTGCAGGTGCTGGATGCTTCCGGCGATGGCGGCGAGTTCAAAGCGTTCTTCGAGATGTGTGACCGGCAGATCACGCGCGCCATCCTCCTGCAAGACCTCGCGACGAATGAAGGCCAGCATGGCACGCGCGCCCAGAGCCTGACGCACATGGACGTGCTGGAGTTGCGCATCTGGAACCTCAAAGGCATCGTCGCTGCCTGTATCCGCACGGACATCCTGAAGCCGCTCTTGCGCTACAACTTTGGCGAAGCGGCAATGGCGCTCACACCGGCCGTCTCACTCGGCGACTCCTCCCGAAAGGACTGGGCGACGGATGCGCGCGCCGCGACGCTCATCGCCCCCTACGTGCCGGATTCCGTCTGGGCAGCTCTCTGCAAGCAGTTGGGGCTGCCGATGCCCGAGGAGGGCGAGGAGTGGCCGCAACGGACGAAACAATCTGCGCCTGTTGCCGAGGGCGTTGAGAACGACGGCGAAACGTTTACGCCGGGTGAAGCGCGGGCGCTGCACGCGAATCTGTCGTCGGCGCTGCGCGCCGCAGCGCGCTTGAGGGTTTCGACGGAGGGACGTCTATGACCGCAACGGCCACCAATCTCACGCACCTCCTGAGCGATGCGCTCACAACCGAATGGATGATGACCCGCGAGGCCTGTGTCGCCCTGAAGCGCATTTATGTTGACGCGTTGGGGGTGAAGTCCCAGGTCGGCAGCCTGACGGCCACTGACATCGAGCGCCTCTGGGTTCAGCACGAGGAAGAGGGTCTCGGCGCCTCGATGCACATGCACCGCGATGATGAGTCGAGCATGGCCGCGCAAACCGAGCAGATGAAGGACACGAGCTACACCTCGCTCTGCAAAGGCGTCGCTATCATCGACGTCATCGGCCCCATCGTCCCGCGTGTGCGGGGCATGTCTTCCGGCTCCGTCGGCGCGCAGCAGATACGCAACGACTTCATCACTGCCTTCGAGTCGGAGAACGTCAAGGCCATCCTCTTCAACGTGGACAGTCCCGGCGGCGATGCCCGCGGCATCTCGGAGCTGGCGCAGACCATCGCCCGCGCCCGCGCCAAAAACACGAAGCCGATCCACGCCTACGCGGCCGGCTGGATGGCGTCGGCAGCTTATTTCATTTCGGCCGCCTCGCACCGCATCATCGCCAACGACTGGGCTTCACTGGGGTCAATCGGCGTGGTCATCGCTATCCCGCCGCGGATGCCCGAAGACGACATCGAATTCGTCAACACGGAGTCTCCGTACAAGCGCCCTGATGTCACGCTGGAAGAAGGAAAGCGAGTCTATCAGGACAAGGCTGACTACATGGGCGGGCTTTTCATTGATGCCGTCGCGGAGTTGCGCGGCGTCCCGCGCGAGCGTGTCGTGAGCGATTTCGGCAGAGGCTCGACGCTGATAGGGAAACAGGCGGTGCGCGCGGGACTGGCCGATGCGCTCGGCACTTTCGACGGCGCGCTCCACGCGCTCGTCACCAGCAAACCACTCGGGGGCGCCGGAGGCGCGTCCGCGTCCGACAACGGGGAGACGAACATGAGCGATAAGAAAACCATCTGGCAGAAACTGTTCGGGGGCATGAGCACGGAAGAGCGCCGGGAAGCGCTCGAAGCGTTGGAAGCGCCGGACGGCAACGGGGAAGGCGCGGTTGCCGGCGGCGGCAACGGGGCGCATACCACACACACGGCGCAGCCTTCCGTGGATGCGAATACGCGCGCGAAGGCCGCGGCCTACGACAAGCTCGTGAGCGAACAGAGCGCGGCGGCGGCTGAGACGTTCGCCCGTGAGACCGTCGCCTCGAAGAAAGCTTTGCCCGCCGCTTTGGACGGTCTCAAAGCGACGTACCTCTCGGCGGCCGATGACGACGCTCGCTCCCCGCTCGCGTCCGGCTCCCGCGTCGAGAACCTGAAAACGTTCGTCGCCGGTCTCCCGACCCACAACCTGACGCAGGAGGTGGCCACGGCCGCGCTGCCCGCAGGCGCGGCCGTCCTTGTGAACGACGCCGACCCGGAGAAGGCCAGCGTCGAAGCCGCCGACAAGGGCGCGCGCGCGTGGGCTGAGAAGGCCAACACGAACAAGAACAACAGCAAAAAATAACCGCGGCGAGAGCCGACACTGAAGGAGGTCAGTTCGATGACTACTTATGGCAGACAGGTACTCGGCGCGGTCGGTCGCGCGGTCATGGCGGCGGCGAGCATGCTCGCCCACTGGAAGCACGGCGGCGTCACTCTCGACTGGTCAACCATCGTGGCCGTCGCGGAAGACACGACGCTCACCGACGACAACGTCGTCAAAAACGGCCAGAAGTATCTGCGCTTCGGTCAAATCCTTTGCCGCATCACGCAGCACGAGGTCGAGACGCTCACCGTGAACGGCGTGCCGACGGGCGGCACCTTCTCACTCACCTACACGGATGAGGAGGGCGATACGCACGAGACGGGCGCCATCGCCTACAACGCCTCTGCCGCGGACGTGGAAGCGGCGCTCGAAGCCGCAGGCGCGTCGGCGACGGTGTCGAAGGCCTCGAACGTCTACACGGTCACCTTCAACGACGCGCGCAACGTCGCCGCGCTCACGCTCACGGACAACAACCTGACGGGCGGCACCTCGCCCACCGTCGTCGTGGCGACAACGACGCAGGGCAACACCGGGCTCGGCAAGTACGGCCCCTACGACCCGGCCGCGGCGGACGGTCGCCAGACGCTGACGCGCGGCGAGTGTTTCATTCTCAACCTGACGGTGCTCGAGAACGGGGTCATCCCCGGCCTCGGCGGGGGAGTCACCGACCACCCGGCAGTCTTCGACGGCGGCCCCACGTGGAAAGCGCGTCTGCTCATTACCACGGGCGCGCACTCGCTCGCCGCCGGTCCCACGGTCGCCGAATTCGAGACCGCCTTCCCGCGCGTTGAGTACGTTCAGGACAAATAAGCGCACGGTCACAAGTACAGAGAAAAAGGAGATTTAGATAATCATGGCTCCGAACATGCAAATCCTTCAGGCCGCGCGCGTCAACGCCATCATGCGGGCGCTTCAGGACACGCGCGAGCTGCCCGCGAATCTCATCGCACTCAACCGCACGCCCATCGTCTCGGCCTCCGACGGCGAGATCATGGCGCGTTTTACGGGTCGCGTGCTCATCGCCGATCTGGTCGCCGACGACCAGAAGGCCGCCGTTTACTCGGCCGGCAAGTTCACGCTGGAAACCAGCGGCGCGCCGAACTTGAAACTCGGCCAGATGCTCACGCAGGAGCAGCTCAAGCAGCTCGAAGCCATCACGGCCGCCGGCGTCAACGACGACACGGGCTTCTTCACCGACACGGAGAACTCCATCGTTGACGCGCTCCTTTTGGGCGTGCGCCAGCGCATGGAAGCCATCTGCGTGGCTCGCTGGATCGACGGATTCAGTTACAACCGCCTCGGCATCAAGATGGAGAACGTCACTTGGGGCATGCCCGCCGACCTCAAGATTACGCTCGAAGTCCCGATCACCGACCACGCGAACTGCAAGATCGTCACCTACATCTCGCAGCTCAAGCGTCGTGCGCAGGTGCGCTACGGCATCATGTATGACCGTTGGACGCTTTCGCGCGCGGCGTTCGATCACGTCATCCAGTGCGATGAATTTAAAGAGATGGCGCGCACGTACCTCGCGCCGAACGTCTCGTTCGTCAACCTCAACACCGCTGACACCCGCAGCATGCAGACCCTCGCCGAGCGCGTCTTCGGCATCTCCGAGATTGAGTTCTATGACTCGCGCTATTGGTCGCAAGACGAGGGCGGCGCAATTGTTTCGGAGCCGTTCTTGCCGATCAACAAGTCGGCACTCTCGTCGCGCGCCAACGACAACAGCCGTCAGGTCGCTGATTTCGCCAACGGCATCCCGACCGAGGTCACGGTTTCAAACCTCGTCGCGGGCACCGGCGGCATGATCGGGTCACTGCCGCGCAACACGCGCGGCCCCATCGCCTACGCGACGGGCGAGTTGAACCCGCCGCAGGTCACTTACTGGGGCGTCGGCCGCGGCTGGTCGCGTAAGCACATGCTTCAGGAGACGGCGGCGATTACGCTCGCGCCGGCCGTGGGCGATGACGCCATCGAGGAGACCATCGAAGTCGGCGAGCCGTTCTAAACAGTCCGTTCTGAATTGACGGGCGGCGCTTGGCAAGAGTCGCCGTCCGTCAATCACAGGCTTCAGGAGACAGAGGAGAGAGACCATGTCGGCAAAAGAGAGACGTGAACATTTACAGCGCGCCATTGCGGAAGGCGGCACGATCATGACAGCAAAGGGTCAGGTTACCCGGCAAGTGCCGAGCGGCACGACGCTCGCGCAGACGCCTGACGAAAGGCGCGCAGCGCGTGAAGACATCGAGCGCCGCGCACGCCTGCTTGAAGAGGAAGCGCGCCTGCTGGATGACGGCGGAGGCGACGAAGAAACTGAGAGCTTCGACTCTGGCAGGCTCGGGTCGGATCAACGTGGGGCGGACAATATCGGTGGACGCGGCCGTGGAGACGACATGCTCCCCGAAAACATCCCCGCGAGCGCGCGCGCGGCACTGGCCGAAGCGGGCATCACGAGCCGCTCCCAACTCGAAGGTCTCACCGAGGAACATTTGACCGCCATCAAAGGCATCGGCCAGACGACGGCGGCGAGAATCCGCGAGGCGCTCAGGTAAGCAAGTCGGATTGTGATCGGGAGCTTTAGTGATGAACCGCGAGAGCGCGAAAACGTGGCTGGGGCGGGGGACGGCGGCAACGTCGGAGCCCGCCCTCAGCTCAGAAGACCTCAACGCACTGCTTGATCTGGTGTCCAGCGGGGCGACGGTCTTTGACATGCGCATGCTGTACCGAGCTGCGGCTGAAGGGTGGGACTGGAAGGCGAATGAGGCGTCGGAGTATCACGGAAGTGAGTCGGAAATCTACAAGCACTGCGTCGAGCGCCGGAAGGCATACACGGCGCGCGCGTCAGGCGGAGGCGCGGTCGTCAAGAGTGCCGATCCTGCGTCCGTGAAGGAGTTGTTGTAGATGGACAGAACGAGGCTGCGCGCGCGACAGCTTGACCGCGAACGGACACGACGTTTGGGTGAAGGCGCAGAACTAAAGTTTTTTGAAAAGCGAGCCGGTCAGGCAAACGAGCCACTGCTGACAGTCACTGCCGGGTGGCTTCCTGCAAAGGAGCGCAACCATAGTGATGTTTCCTCGCTCTACGTGATCGAAGTAACCAGGCAAGACACGGTCACGCTCGAACTCGTCAGGCAGACGGATAGGTTAGACGTCCACGGACTGCTCTGCACGCTGGAGACCTGGGACGCACCGGATAGCGAACCTTTCGTCTGGAAATTCTACGCGCGTGAGATCAAGCAGGGAGGGGTAAAGCGATGACGTTCCCATCTCTCATCGGGAAAATAGAAGGCGCCACGTTATTCAACCGTCAGCTCGACGCAGTGGGTCACGTCTTCGAAGACAACCAGCCGACGCTGGAAGAGGTGGCCGAGCGCGGCTTCTACCCGATCATGCAGGAAATATTTGACACCGAGGGCAGGGGCAGGTGGCGCAGGGAAGAAATGTCGCCCGCCTACAGGCGTCGCAAGCGTGCCATTCACGGTGACAAGCCGATCTTGCAGGCCACGGGCAGCCTGATGCGTTCGATGACCCGGAAGCGAGCGACGGGCAACATCCATATCGGCGTGGGACCCAACACTCTGCTGCTCGGCTCGGACTTGCCTCAGGCGCACCCTCTTGACAAACGCTTCGGCATCATTGACCTGACGCCGGCCGACATCGAACTGCTGACCGAGGTTGCCGAAGAGAGCATGAGAGACCGGATTGAAGACGAAGGGTTGAAGACTAAATGAGCTGGAATCCGAAATTTAAATTCCTCCCGCTCGCGCCCTTTCGCCGGAACGTCCAGACCGTCATCGAGCGGGACATGGCGGCGGCGCTCACATACTTCGCGCCGACAGGGATGGTGCTGCCGGATGTGCAGGGCATCTTCACCGCGCGCGCGATCAGGGAAATGTCCCCGGTCGTGATCCTCTTACCTCTCGGCAACGATCCGGTTTCTGACGACGACAACTCCTACGACGAGAAGAAGCGGCTGCTCGTCGAGGTGGAGCATTTCGGGCGCGACCCCGACATCCTGATCGAGGAGCTGGAGTATTACAACCTCGCGCTCAGATCGATCCTAACTGAGATGAGCGAAGCCGATCTAGTGGGAGACATCCCCGTCGCACTGGAGAACGGGTTTCGGATGCGTGACGACTTCAGGTGGACGATCGGCACCGAGCGCTTCGGAGAGCGCGAATACGACAGCGAGAACTCTTTCGTGCTGGTCGCGAGCCAGATTTTAACGATCAACTATATGGAAGTGGAGACAACCAGCGATGAGTAAACAAAACGATAAGGCAGGAGAGATTGCGGAAGCGCGAACCGGCTACGACTACAACCCGGGGATCGACAAGTCCGAGGGTGGGCTGGTCAAAGTGAAGACCAGAAGCGGGGAGATGGTGGAGTTGCCGCCCGGCACCAAATCTCTCTCCGACGTTGTCAGCGGGGGCGTGCCTATGGGCAGTCCCTCAGCGACGACCCCAACGGGTTCGGACACAACAACGACACCACGCCCTGCTGCCGCCGCGAAGGCCAACAAGTCGGGAGATAACGGCCAGTCCTAATCGCCCGGCACTGCCGGCTCATTCTCAGTAAAAGGAGTCAGTCACATGAATGAAGGCTCGCAGAATATTCTGCCGATTCACATCCACCGCAAGCGCGGGAAACTCTATTACAACATCGCTGCGCCGGCGCTTAACCAAGATTTAGACCTTGATGCCAATGGCGTACCCGATCTTACTCAAAATCCCGACTTCATCTACATCGGTGCGACCGACGCTGGCTACGATTTCACGGCGGAGCCGACGTTCTACGAAGAGAACGTGGACGAAGAGGATTCGCCGATCGAGGTCGGCGTGGAGTCAGTGGCGGCGCAGATCGCCTTCTCGGCACTTGAGGTGCTCGACATCGAGCACAAGGCCGACATGATCCCTTGGGGGACGTACTCGACAAATACGGTCGGCGGTGTGACCACGAAGCGGATCACGGCCGGCGGGGACAGGATTATCCTGCCTGCCATGCCTATGGCCGTGGTCTCGCCGACGAAGGATGGCGGATGGGTCGGCGTGATCATCTATGCCGGCTACAATTCCGGATCACACACACTCCAGTTTAAGAAGTCGGAACGCTCGAAGCAGGACATGGTGATCAAGGCGCTGAATGTCCCCACACGCACGGACGGGGACAAGCTCTACCGTGAGTTCAACATTCCGCCGCCGGCGTAAGCGGATCGGCTCTGAGCATGTCAGGCACCCACCCACTCTAAATATTTAGAGTGGGTGGGTGCCTGACAGTAGATGGAAAGCGGGATATAGGTGGGCGCGGGCGTGGTTTAGGGCTTAGAGATGTTGAAAGCATCCCAGTCGAGGCCGCCTACGTTGAACTCAAATATACGGCCACCCTCCTGATAAAACTGCGCCTCAATCATTACCTTCTTAGCATGCCTAAGGTTTGCGCAAAACTTTTGATAGTCATCAATAAATACTGTATCCGTGCTGTTATCGGCAGGTTCGTCTGCATAGAAAATGATCGGCGGGCGATCGTCAAATCGAACCAACACCTTTTTCCTATAGCCGGTGCTCAAGAATTGGCTTTTGACAACACTGAAAATCACTTCGCCGCCTTCCTGTGGATGATTGCGAAGCGTCAAGCGAGCCTGCTGTGGGACGTTACCCGGGAAGTTAAACGCTACCGTGTTAGAGCTGGCCGTAGTGGCTGCCTTTATAACTCCTCGCCCCATCTTGTCTTGCTTCTCGGTGTAGGACCAGTTGCTCGCATTCCCGTTTTGAGCTGTTTTGGGGCCGGCTCCGCTGCAGCCCTGCATAGAAATAATGAGTAGGGTGAGCAGCAGAGCGAAGGTGAATAGCTTCATCCGTCGAAGCCTAACAAACAAAGAGTTGAGGCGCAAATAAAATGAGCAATAGACCTAATACCGCTATGAACGCCAACGCGTGGCGCAGTCTGGCCGTCCCCGAACCCGTCCCCGGGTTAGTGATCGATCTGCCGCTGCCGAGCGGCTTCGTCTGCAAAGCGACGCGCCCCTCGCTCGAGACATGGATCATCGGTGGGGCGGCCCCGCTCGCCTTCATGGACAAGATCATGGAGAACGCGCGCAACCGCGGGAAACGCAAGACCGAGACCGAATCGGAGATAGAGGAAGAGTTGCGCGGAGACCCCGATAAGGTGAAGAAAGCGAATGAGTTCATGGTCGCTGCCGTCACTCGGGCCATCGTCTACCCGCGCATCGTCGAACGAGCCGACCCGAACGATCCCGGCCAGATAGAACTGAAGAGCCTCCCCGACAGAGATTTCGCCTTTATTTTCCGCTGGGTGCTCGAAGGCTGCCCGGGCGTGCCCGTGGAGACGGAAGGGGGTCAGGTCGAGGTGGACGATCTGAGCAACTTTCCTCGAGAGCCCAAACTTCGGCAGGTTAGCGCGGACGTGTCGAACAGGCGGCGAGCATGTAAGCGTAAGACTCGGGATAAAAGATAGGGTCGTCGCGCTCATGATCGATCTGGCAGCCGACGAACTGCTGGCGGAATTCGCACCCGACCCGCTGGCCCTGATGACGGCGATATTGCTAGGCCCGAAGAAAAAATGAGAACCGGCGAAGCCATCGCTCTTCTGTTTAAGCTGCAACTCGCGGGCGGCCCGGAAGCCTCGCGCGATATACGCAAGTTCAAGGCCGACTACGTTAAAGAGGTGCGCGCCATCGAGACGATCGGCCAGCGCGCGCTGAGCGTCCTCTCTTCGCCCGTTCGCGGTCGCCTCGGGTTCGCCGGGTCGCTCGGCATCTCGACCGCCCGCGCCGCTCTCCGCTCGTTCGCCAGCCAGGAAATCCCCGCCTTCAACAAGGCGCAATCGGAAGCCGCACGCGTCTCCGACAAATTCACCTCCAGCCTCCTCACGCAGGGGGTGACCACTCAGTCGACAAAAAAGGACGTGTCGCTCATGAGCACGGCACTGGCCTTATTTTCGGCCAAGGCCCTACAGGCGTTCACCGAGACGGGCGACAAGGGCGATAACCTCCGCAGGATGTTTAGAGATTTCGGCGTGGATGTGGAGGCGGCCGTCAGGCGCCCGCAGCCCGAATTCCAAAAGTTTCTCAGAGAGTTTCGTCGCATACCGGATCAGTTCGACCGGACGAGCATCTCCATCGATCTTTTCGGCAGCAAGACTTCAAAGCTGCTGCCGGTGCTCGAAAGCAATCACCGCTCGTTCATGGCGTTGAATTCCCCCGTCGCCCGCTTCGCGCACTCTATGCGCGATGTAACCCCTACTCTGGACACAGGCGCGACGAAGCTTGACTCCCTTGCGCTGTCTGGCACGGGCGCGGCGAAGAGCATGTTGTCTGCGGCTGGGGCAGCAGCGGGCATCGCACTGCCGCTCGGTTTACTCGTGGGCACGCTTGTGGCCGCTGCCGTGGCCGCCGGCGCGTTCTACGCCGTCATGTTCAGCATCGCGAAGGGAACTGCCGAGGCTGACTACGAGGTGGCGAAGCTCGCTGACACACTTGGCTTGCAGGCGGAGAACATGTCGGTGCTCAGCGTCGCCGCGCAGCGCACCGGTAAAGACGTCACCGCCATCCGCGAGTCGATCAACATCTTCAACCGCAATATTGCCGAGGCCGCGGCCGGTAAGCTCCCTCAGGTCTCGAGCCTGCTCCTGCAACTGGGCATTGACGCGAAGACGGCGGCTAAGGACAACGACGCGGCGCTGATCCAGTTCATCAATGCCTACAACGGGCTGGAGAACCCGACGGAAAAAGCCGCGCTGCTACAGAAAATCTTCAGTGACGAGAGCGGGAAGGTCGGCGCCATCCTGCGCGAAGTGGGCGGCGACTTCGAGGCGTACAAGAAACAGCTCAAGTCCGCCGGCCTGCTGATGAGTAACGAGGCGGCGGAGAACGCGAAGGCTTTCCAGCGCTCGCTGCGTGAACTCGGTCAGCAGATCACCGCGCTGAAGAACAACTTCGGTCGCCAGTTGGTCCCAGAATTCACGCGGGGGCTGCGGCTTATCTCCAATGACGTGTCTGGCGTCGGCACAGTCGTCACGCTCGTGGCCGGGGGCATCGCCCTCAAGATTCGCGAGACCGTCGATCAGCTCGCTTCCCTAGCCACGCTGCTGAAGACGGTCAGCCAGATGTCTCCCGCCAATCCGCAGTTCGGGTCGCTCTACGCCGAGAACCTCAGAGCCCTCAACGCGGAGATGAACAAGCCGTCGAAGGGCGAGGACGACGAGGAGAAGAACAAGCAACTCGACCTGGCCTCGAAGCGTGAGAAATCGGCTTCAGATGCCCGTATCGAAGTGCTCGAGGCCGGCTTGGCGGCGCAGAAGCAGATCGAAGAGAACCTGACGGCTGAGATCGAGCGGCAAGTCACGCGTCGGCAGAAGTCCGCGGAGGGTGCGATGAACGAGCGAATTAACGCCGCTCGCACGACCGCTGAGGTCGAAGTCACCGTCATCCGCGCGCGCATCGCCGAAGAGGAGAAGGCCGAACTCAAAGAGGGGGAAACGGAGGCGAATCGGCAGGGCCGGATCGCCGCGCTGAGAGTCGAAGAAAAGGCGGTCGCCGACAAGTACAGGAATGATGAGCGAAAGGCGCGGGCGGAACATGCCGAGCTGCAACGGCAGATCGAAGAACAGGCGATCGCCGACTCCATAGAGGCCGCGAGAATCCGCGCGGAGGGGCGCATCCAAGCGCTCGAACTGGAAATCGAGCGTGACAACTCCTTACGCGAAGCACACACACGCAAAATCGTCGCCATCGAGCAGGGCATCACCTACGTCCAGCGCAAGGAGTTGGAGCGGCGCGTGCAGGCCGCCGGCGCGAACGCCGAGCTTCGTAGCCGGCTGGAGGGAGAGCTGGCCGTCTTCAACGCCGAGGCCGCGAAGAAATTTGCGGAGCAGCAGGCGCGCACGCGCGAGGCCAGCTTCGAGAAGGAGATAGACGCTCTCCGTAAAAAGTCTCTGAGAGAGGGAGCGACCGCTGCGGGCGAGGCGGGCACAATCAGCCGTCTGCGCGACGTCGCAGAGCGCGGGTCCGCGCAATTCGGGCGCACTGAGGAGGCCGTCACGACGATAGTCGTCGCCGCCATACAGCGGCGCATTGATGCACTGAAGGCCGAGATCGCCGAGCGGTTTAAACACAAAAAGGACGTCTCCGATTTAAACGCTCAGCTCCTCCAGGCCGAGCAGGAAAGGGTGAATGAGGAAGAGGAGGGCGTGCGTCGCGCGCGCGACGGTAGAGAGAAGGATATGGAGCGGAGCCGCGAGGACGTGCGGCGCATGCTCGATCGCGAGAACGGCATCTCGGCGGCGCGCATCAATGCTCGGACGGCTAACCTCGACGCGCTCTCACGAATTCTGGGCAAAGAACGTCAGTACATAGACGAGCGCTACCAGATCGAAATTGACCGGATCAATCTGGCCAATGATCAGGTGCAGGCCGACATCAACGAGAGGGAACATCAGGAACTTCTCCACGCCGTAAGGTCCATTAAAAACAAGATCGAGCTGGAAGAGAAGAAGCTAGCCATCCAGAAGAAGTATGACGAGCTGCGGGCTCTCCAGCAGCAGCAGACCGACGCGGAGATCGAGGAGCGGGAATACCAGAAGACCCGGACGAAAGAGCTGGCTGACCCTTCGAGCAACCGCAGCATAGGCGGAGACGTGTTCGGAGACGCGATGACGCAGACAGGCTCGGTGTTCGAGTCCACAGCCGCCGCCGCCGAGGACGCGTTCTCGCGAATGAGCGACAGCGCCGGCAACATGGAAAGCATGCTGTCGGGCGCGTTCGAAGGCGTGATGGGTGGGCTAGGATCGATGGCCGCGGCCTTCCTGTCTACCGGAGAGTTCTCCGTCAAAGCGCTTGCGCGGATGCTCACCGCCACGCTCGCCTCTCTCTCCGCAGAGAGCGGTGTCAAGGCCGTCTACGAGTATGCCGCTGGCCTCGCCTCTGCCGCCGTCTATGACTACTACGCGGCTTCGCAGCACTTCGCTGCCGCGAAATTCTACGGGGCTGTTGCCCTCATCGCCGGCGGGGGCGCGCTGGCGAGCCGCGCCATCTTCGGCTCGGGTACAGCTTCGGCGGCAAAGTCTCAGGGCGTCGGCAGCGGTTCCTTCGCCGGCGGTGAAGATGGAGATGCCGCCGGTACCAAGTATGCCGACTTCAACTACAACAGCGGCGCGCAGCCCTCTTCGGCCGTTGCATCGGATGGTTCGGGCGGCATTGCGGGGATGATCCGCAGCGTCAAGGACGCGCTCGACCGGAGCACGGCGCAGTGGGCGCGCGTGCAGGCTATGCCCCACGGACAGTCGTTGGCAATCGGCGCGTCGGAGAACCCGGGTGCTGTCGGTAAAGCCGTTATCGAAGACATGAGCGCCAACCACGAGACCACTTTTGGCATGCTCAACAACATGGGGTTTGCGAGGTGAGGTGAGGCTATGCCAGATCAGGCTTTTCCGAGATTGTTATATAGAGGCTTCGCTGCCCGGCGGCGCATTGAC